TGATCACAATTCGCTTATCCGAAAGTAATCAGTAAGGAGAAATGAGGCAATTACTTTCATGAGTAAGTTTGGTTTGTTTGAAAGGCGTAATTATCGGATGGTATTACGCCTTTTATTTGTTAACTTTGGACATGGCATCAGCACTAGACATAATTTCCCTACAGCAAGCAAAGGATTTCTTAGTAATAGATTTCCCTGATCGTGACGCTGAAATAACCAGGCATATTAAAGCTGCTGTTGGTTATATAGAAAAGTATACCAATCACATGCTTTATCAAAGGCCAAAGGAATATGTCATTGATGGTTGTTCGCTAGAGATTTACGATTATCCATTAGAGGTAAGTACGACTGTTGATAGGGTATGCGCTCATGTGTTAAGTAAAACGTATTACGCAAAGAGCGGAACGGTACTGAATGCTACAGTAGGCTATTCAAATCCAGACAATATACCAGAAGAGCTTGTCGAGGCTGCATATAAGCTAATCACTTATCTGACAGAAAACAAAGATATATATACCGCTGGGTTGCCTTGGGATGTGCAAATGCTTGTTAACAAATGGAGAAGGAGCGCAACTTTTTAAGATATGGCCTTACCTAAATCACCATACGACTCGAAAAAACACTATGACGCTGGCCGTCTCCGTCACAAAATACAATTCGTTGAAGATGTAACTATTGATGATGGTTATGGTGGCACTGCGGTATCTCAAAACGTAATCCTAGAAACATGGGCAGGAAAAGAAGAACCTAGCCAATACACACAAAACTTGCTTAATTCCGGCAAAACAGATTACGAAACATACCAGTATTTCATAATAAGGAATAGAGCAGGATTTATGCATGTTAAAGATATGAGAATAACGTATGATGGACTGAATTATGTGATTACCAGTGTAACTAAAATAGATGATCCATGCACGTTTTTGAAGGTGTTGTGTGCTGTTTCTTCTTAGACCAAGACCTTATTTATTCCTTACACGCATTAATAGTTCTATACCTGTAAATTGAACACGCAAATCTACCTTTATATATAGCGTGCAGGCCGTTTTTAAGTCTACTTATCCTTAATCCTTGGTGTGTTGTTACTTTTTTCATTCTAGTGATTCACAATAAACTTCAATAAATCCAATCTTAAACATTTTATAGATAAAGCACCATTGTATTGATCGGTGAATTTTGAAATTCTGATCAAGGCGAATGCATAATTTTGCTAACGGATATTCATGTCGTTTTATACGGCCAAATTCGAATAATATCATAACTTAAAATTTACAATAAAATTCCTCAATATAATAAATTACAGGCCTTGCGTAAGCCTTATTTCTTTCAATTTTTCTTACCATTTTACTGCCGCAAGATTTTATTTGTCGTTCAACAACTTTGCCGTCAATGGTAATTTCTGCCTTTAGGTTATTCATCCGCATTTTGAGCGAGTCCAATGCGTCAATAGCATTATTACAAGCATTCACTAAGCCATCAGTATTAACACTGAAATTCATACTCCACGATCTATCAGGCTGAACATCCCAATCGCTTACATTATCTGATGTAACCAGAGTTAGGGTTTCTGATAGTTGAGCGTGAATGAGCTTATCATTTATAGCTATACTTACTAATTTTCCTGTTTCCATTATTCAGATTTTTCAAACATATCAATATTAACACCATTCTCATCAAGTATAATTTCTCCTTTATACTCAAATTTAAACCAAGGAGATCCACAACATCCGCAACCACCTAAGTCAATTCTAATCCCGTTTTCTAGTAGAATCTTTTTTACTAGTTCTATTTTTTCTTCCATACCCCAAACATAAGCAACCATTCTCAATTAAAGGTAAATGTATCTTAAATGTTACACTCAGTATTCGGAGCTAATGAGTATGTTTGTGTTCACATTAAAATAATAATTATGACCGAAAAAGATAGAAAAACAGTTGATGACGCAGCGTCAGGTCAATTGAAATCGTACAATGGCGAAAAGATTATAAACCAAAGGAATGGATCAGGCGCTCAATGGTATGAAACACAATCAGGGAAAGTTGTAACCTATTTGGATATTTTAAGAGAAAAAGGCAATCCGTTTCTCAGATAAAAACCGACCGTGTGGATACGTAAAATCTGATTTAGCCTCTGCATTTTGTAGGGGCTTTTTCATTACCTTTACATATGGCAAAATTCAAGATAAAAGGACTTAGAGAACTGCAAAGAGACTTAACTAAAATGGAAAGGTCTGTTCCCTTAGAAGTCGACAAGGAAATAAAAGCCATTGCTGATGCGATATTGGCAGATGCTTTATCCAGAGTTCCGACCGATAAAGGATTATTGAGGGCTTCTGCTTTTGTTGATAAAATAGATGGCGGGTATACCGTTGGTTTTTCAGCTAAATATGCGCCTTATCAGGAATTCGGTTCAGGACAGTTTACAGAAGTTCCGACCGGATATAGCGGCTACGCCATGGAATTCTACGTGGATGGCAGCGGAAAGACACGACCACAACCGTTCCTTTTTCCTGCATTCCTATCGAGGCGGGATAAAATCACTGATGACTTAGAGGTAGCATTAACAACGTATTTAAAACAGTTTTAATCCCAATCTAAAGAGTTTATTTCACCGCACGTATCACAATGTCTGATTCTAATTGTCACATAATGGCCACTAGATTTAGATTCATAATACATATCTTTTAACCTTGATGAAGATTGGTCTGAGTGGTCACGCTCAATTATTTTATCACAATCAGAACAATATTCATTTTCTAATCCCAAGTGTTTTTCGCATTTATACATTGTATTTTTTTTTAAACTGTCAAATAATTTATTCCTTGTCCAAATCTTTTAATGCCCTCTTAGTAGCTTTTTTAAACATAATACGTCTTATCTTCATACTCCGTTCACCATGATTAAACATTTTAGCTTCCTTAGTATCACCGTGCGTATGGTCGTATTTTAATGGCTTCATAGTCCAAACATACAACTTTATCTGTATCTTTGATTGTAACAAATGCATATACATGAACTTCTTGAATCCAGACAAATACATACGTGCCGCATATATTACAGCTTTGGAATCCGCTACAGGATTAAAAGTATGGCATAAAAGAATACCTAAGAATGTAACAGCACCATCAAAATATATTATCCTGGATTCGTTAAGTAAAAACGAAACGCTCATAGCTAAACCAAGTGAAGGAGAAAACAAAAACACTTACTTTGAGTGGTCATGTACTGTAGATGTTAACATTTATAATGTAAACGTTGCCGGATATTCAAATGCGGCTCAGGTGGATGATATTGAGCAAATCGCTATATCCGTAGTCAGGACAGGAATACAGATCCCTAATTTCAGGAATAAAGATACGCGGATATTGGAATCACTGGATTTAAGCGCGGAAACTACTACTCAATCAATAGACCGCAAAATGGTTAAGTTTGAGCATATTTTGGATCGTGTTGAGGTAATTACTCCGGAAATAGAATTGACCGTGTTCTATGGCGCTAAATCAAGCGTTCCGACAACTAGCGCAAATATATTGACGCTTAATCGTGGATCTGTTTTGAATTCTCCTATAACATACGGAACTGGAATGACAAGGATTCAGGTTATCGCGGTTCATGATTCTAAGTCATTATTGGATGTAGTAAACACGACAAGCGGAGAAAACTTAACAGATGTGTTTACATTGCAACCTGATCGTATAAACGTAGAAGGCGCTCTGTTTAAGATTTACATCCTACAGAACGCCATTATTTACGATGAGAATAATTTGATTAGGTTTGAGGTGGGTTAGTTACTCGTAAACCGTAATAGTTTTTTCCTTTGGCTTTACCTCTTCTCCGTAGCCTGACTCAAAATCAGTGCCGTGGTATGAGCTGTAAAATCCTTCGGTCTTTATGTAGATATCATGATCCTTGAAGTGTTTCACCGAGTGCCAGTCGTCGCCTTGTCCTTCTCCACCATGCTGATCTACCTCTTCCCATTCTCCAACGCCTTCTAATGGGTTTTCAAAATCCCCATAAGCGAATTCACTTACGCTGATATCTAACTCTTCTACTTTTTCAATAATTTCTAATGCCGTCATGTTTCTTTTGGTTTAAATGTATTCTATAACTGTTTTTACGTTTGCTTTTACAAATTGAAGCTTAACCACAGCTTCGTTGTCGCCATAGCTGTCGGTGTTACTGACTACTTTCAGGAATGTGTCTGATTCTCCGATGTCGAATATTTCAACCTTCATACCTACCGAACCCTGATCTTTTTCGTCATTATATCCGTCTGATACATCTTGGCTGATGAGTTTGAACTTTGATTCCAGGTTCTGCATGTTTGACAGAACATCATTGATTTTTTCAATTGTCATTTCTTTTGATTTAAAGTGTTAATAAAATTTATTTTTGAGTTTTGAATTTCAGGGTAATTGCATATAGCATGAAGTGCTATATATAAAGGAAAATGCTTTATTATGTTGTCCTTTAATTGAAGTGTGAACGATTTCCTGTAGTTGAGATTAGGGTATCTTTCAAAAGCCATTACAGCCGTTTCTTCCCATACAACCTTGTTCTTATCGGTATGAGATAATTCGTACCACTTAGACTCTTCAAGTTCGACTTCTGAACCTTCTTTTAGCAGCAGCGTGAACATTGGTACAGGATTAAGCATATAATGAAACTCATCATGCTGGCTGGTGTTATTGTTTACAGAATTATTAAAGAAATCCTTCTTTGACATTTTTAGATCGCTTCTCCTTATAGAAGGCAGGTGTTTTTTCCAGAATTCGATAAGTTTTTCCATTAAAGGCAAATTGTAAGCGTGACCTTTGCTTAATAAAAACTGAACATCAAACATGTGTTTCTCCCAATTTATATCCCAAAACAAGTGGGAAACCTTTAATGTTAAAAGGTCGTTCATAGTTATTGAGTCCCTTCCTAATGAATATTGTATTATGATAGGATTGTACAAATACTCTGTATTACCGCTTCTAGGCACATACCTTTCATCACAAGCATAATCTATGTCTTTAGGCTCTCTTTTGAATTCTGGATAATACTCCTTTATTGCAGATGACCCTATTAGTAGTGTTTTCATGTACGCAATCTACCAAATTATTTTACTCAATTCATTTTGTAACAAACATATTACGTATCTTTATCATTATGATCGGAACGGGTTCAGTTATTCTATCTCATATTGACGGTTGGTCTGCTTGCAGAGAGGCTGTCATGGATATGGAATTTTTCCTTAATCCTGACAAAACAGCTAAAAGAACATTGGTAGTCACAATGACCAAACCATTTACCTGTAAAGGAGAATTAAAAGGAAATGTAAAAGGAATGTTTAAGTATGATGCTGGAAATAAATCTGCTTTTAAGGGGTTTATTATCGGAAAAAACAAAGTTCAGATCACAGGAGAATTAAATAATGATTTTGAAACAATAATTAAAGAAATAAAAAATGGCAACTTACCAAGGTAAACTATTAAGTGGCACGTTTAACGGATTACCCGTTAATTGCCAAACAGCGGGAACGCTTACTGTAAACGTGAATGTAGAAGAAACTCCACCATGCAAGCCAGCAGCAGGAGAATCTTTATCAGATACCGAGTGGACTGATTCGGAAGTGGTTTCAAGATCATGGACTTTGAGTATTGACGGTAATCAGATTGCAGATCAGGTTACAGGCAAAGTATCTCACATGGATTTGCTTGAAGCTATGGTTGAAGGTAGTCCTGTTGGTGAATTTACGTTCGGCACTACACAGGTTGAAGGTTACAACGAAGGTTATATATGGATTTTTGAAGGAACTGGTATCATTACCACTTTTACGGCAGAAGGCGGTACAGATGGAGCAGCGACTTATACGTTTGAGGTTACCGGAAAAGGTAAACCAACATTCGTAAAAACTCCTTTCGTTTCTTAGTGGTTGAGCAATTAACCATAAGACAAGTTTTACCATTGAATAAAGGTGAGTGGTACATTAGTTACACTCACCTTGCTCAATGCAAATGCCGTATACAGCGTGATAAGCTGAAAATGTATCAAACTAAAAAACCTACTAACAAGCAAATAACAAATGCAATTAACAATCAGGAACGAGAAATGCGGGCTGATCTGGGGGACTAGAGCCTTCATTTTAGCCGAAAAGCGTTTGAATATGTCATTGACCGAAATCATGTTTGGAGTGACAGAGGACAATGTTATCCTTACATTAGCTTATTGCGCTATTCAGAATTGGTATGAGGATAAAGACGAAACAAATGAAGTTCCTTTCTCATTTACTCAGTTCTGTAATTGGTTAGATGACCAGCCTAAAGAGGTCGGGGATAGTATTACTGAATCTTACATGGAGTCAAGTTACCAGGGGAAAAGCATGCAGGAACGTTATGATGCTGTAAACGCTATGATCGCAGCCGCAGATTCTGAGAACGGTGCTGAATTAGAGGTGAAAGGAGTTAGCGGTAAGCAAAGAAAAAAGCCCAAACAACCGCAGACCTAGTAATTGACGGTTATAGGTGGAAAATGACTAAGCGAGAAGTTATGAAAATGACTTTAGCTGAACATTCAGACCGGAGACTAGCGGAAATGGAAGCGGATTCCGAAATACAGGATATAGTCAGGATATTACGCCATGACATTATGGTGTTTGGCGGTATGGGAGTTAAAAAGCCACCTACACTTGAACAGATACGCTCTATACCTTTAATAGATAAGCGAGATTTAGTTCGACCTATCAGAACCGTAGAAGAAGCGCTAAAGTTACTGGAAGAGTTTAAATAGAAAAAGCCACCCGCATAATGTAGGTGGCTTTTAAATTATCTAACTAATCTGAATGTATCTAACTTGTTACAATAAATCGCTACCTTTATATCAATGGCACGTTTAGAAATTGAGTTAGGCGCAGTTAATGCAGACCTGAAAAGAGTATTAAAGGAAAGTAAGATAGAGCTTAGTAATTTTAGCAAAGGGCTTAACTTTGACACCAAAGGAGGCCGAAAGTTAAATGACACTCTAACTACAACGAAGAAACTTCTTTCCGATATTACATCATCAGCGAGACAGGCTTCAACGGCTTTATCAGGACTTAACAAGAATGACTTAAGAGCATCGATACTTCAGCAACGTCAAGCCACAGAATCAGCAAGGGCTGCAACAGCAGAATATAGAGCTGAAACAGCAAGGCTGACAGCTGAATTGAGGCAACAGAACCTGGCGACCGGACAAGCAAGGACAGAGGCTCAAAACTATAGAACGGAATCGGCAAGATTAGGCGCTCAAATGGCTGCTTTACGTGCTGAAACGATGCGTAACAGGAGTTCTATAACTGCTGCCGCTGGTTCTTATCGTGAAGCTCAACAAAGATTGACTGCTTTAGGTAGATCAATCAGGGAGTCCGAGAATGGATTTAGATCCACTAATCCGGCCATACAATCACAAATCAGGGAATACAGGAACCTAAACAGGCAATTGCAGGATTTCGACTCAACAATGGGTAATAACCAGCGAAGAGTGGGTAACTACCAAAGGGCATTGCAAGGATTGGGTAGTACTATCGGATCATTTCTTGGAGTAACAGCCGTTATAGCTGCGGGAAAAGCTGTAATAGATAACAACGCTCGTATATCTGACTCATTGGCTGATGTTAGAAGGACAGCTGGATTGACCTCGAAAGAAGCAGATCAGTTGACTACTTCATTAAAGGCATTAGGCACTAGAACTGGTCTTAATGATTTACTTGGAATCGCTACAATTGGCGGCCAATTAGGAATAGCAAAAGATCAGTTGGCAGGATTTACAGAAGCCATAGATCAACTTGCTGTAACTTTGAGTGGTGAACTACAAGGCGGGGCTGAGGGTATAGCTAAGTCTTTAGGTGTACTTGATAATGTTTTTGAGGTTTCAGCAGGTAATGCAGGGGATGTAAATAAAGCATACAATCAGATCGGTTCTGCTATTCTTGGATTAGGTCAATCCGGCTTAGCTACAGGCGATTTTCTTGCTGATTTTGGTGAGCGTGTAGGTGGATTGGCTAAGCAAGCTGGAATAAGTTTGCCTGTAATTTTGGCTTATGGTGCTGTTTTGCAAGAAAATGGTGTATCAGCAGAGGTTGCCGGAACTGCCTTTAAGAGATTGTTATCTGCTTTATCCAGCAATAGCGCAGGCTTTCTTAAGGTGGCTCAATTGGCAGATTCTAACTTGACCCTAAAAGAGTTCAATACCATTATTAACACCGACACCAAGAAAGCTTTAGAGTTGTTCTTTAAAGGATTAAAAGAGGGTGGAAGTTCAACTGTCGCATTTAACACTATACTAAAGTCGTTGAAGCTTTCAGGCGCAGGAGTGAGTCAGGTTGTTGCTGCATTGTCAAATAACCAAGTAGCTTTAAATGGACACATAAAGGAAGCGACAGGGGATTTCAACGATGCGTCAAAAGCAGCAGATCAATTTAAGATAAAAAACGATACTCTTGCTGGTAGTATTGATAAATTAGGAAACATATTTGTAAATTATACCAGTTCGGGAACTATAGGCAGGTTTTTCAAATCAATTATTGATGGTTTAAATACATCTTTAAGTGAATTTGGTAAACTGGTAAACTCTTCATCATGGAAGGAGTTTTTCAGCAGACTAGCAAACAATAATGGGAATGTTTTTGAGGTAAATGCTAGTGTTGCGAGCTTAACTAAAAGAACTAACGACAATCAAAGGTTTTTATATCCACAAGGCGGGTCTCCTGAACATCAAGAAAAGAAACTTGCTGCTATCGGCCAGAAAAGATTTAACGACTATCTATCTGCACTCAAAAAAACAGCAGATGAATCTAAAGCAACTCTGGATAGGTTTGCTGCCGGTGTAAAATCCGGCGATCTTAAGGATCTAGGTGGTAAAGGAGGTATAGTTGATTTCACTCAAACATATAACAAAGCCAAAACCTATTACGAGGACTTACTTGCATTACAAAAGAAATTAGGATTCGCCCCTAAACAGAAAGATACCACTAGGTCTAATGCTGAAACACCTGAAGGTTTTGCAAAAGGAACTAAGACTAAAGTGGTCGAATTAAAGGATATTGTAGGAGAACTGAATAAGGCTCTTGAATTGACTGAGGTTCAGTTTTTAGATACGTTTGGAGAAAGGAATCAAGGCAAAATATCAGCTTACCAGTCTGCTATAAATGCTGCAACTAATGCTTTCGGAAGGCAGTCTGATGCTGTAAAAGACTTACAGAAGGAGCAGTTGAAGTTATATCAATTACCCTCAATAGCATCCAATATATCTGCAAATACAGGAATACAAAATCCGGCATTAGATTCGGAGGGTAAATCCAAGTTAGAGGTAGACTTAAGGACTAAGCAGAAACCGGAGTCCTTAATTAATAAAGAAGCTCAGGAAGAGGCTAAAATATTCAAGAGAGAACTAAGCCGTACAGTAGCGAGATTCAGTGAGGATTTATATCAGTCATTAATTGACATCAACACGAAAGGGTATAAGAATTTCGGAGAAGGTATTGCTGGTGTAGCTGGTGATTTAGCTAAAAGCTTAACTGATTCTATCGGTAATGTTTTTATGACCGCATTTTCAAATCAGTTGACTAATGTCTTTGAGAAGGCTATAGGAAATTTAAGCGCAGGAGAACAGGCTATGGCAGGAGCTGCTGTTTTATTAGGTAGCGTAGTTTCTGGACTATTCCCTAAAACAAGTTCAGGCGGTCAAGCTTTAGGAGGGGCATTAAAAGGAGCAGGAACAGGGGCTGTAGTAGGCTCTGCTATTCCGGGCATAGGCACTGTTTTAGGTGCTATTGGTGGTGGGATTATCGGCGCTTTAGGTGGTCTTTTTGGAGCTAAGAAAGCCCGTAAAGAAGAAGCAAGAAGGCAAGCGGAATTAGAAGAACAAAAGAAACAAACAGCTTTACTGGAAAGGGCAAACGCATTAGCTTACACCGCTTCTATTATTGGCCGAAAAACAGTTAACGGAGTAGTAACAGGTGTAGAAGTAAATGAATTCGGTCAGCTTACCACTAAGATTAGTGGCAACGATATCCAGTTGGTTTTAGAAAGAGCAAACAGATCAAGACAAAGAGGGGTTTAAAAAATGGCATTAAGATTCGTATATACTTTTACAGGTCTTAGATCTGACTTTTCATCAAATGATATAGTTACTGTAACTTTTAATAATGCTACTGACTTATATCAGGTTTCCGCAATAAATTACGAAACCGGAGACCCTATAACGCCTGATGGTAGTTATTTGGACATGACACCATCATATAATGGGCTGTTCATCAAAAGTATATGCGGTTCTGGATCTTATTTAGGAAGTGAATTTATCATAAAAGGAATAAACACTTTCCCTTTTGCTTATACTGATTCGGTGGTGCCTGACTCTCCTTACTGCTCTTCGTCCGGCGGCTGTAATATCACATTAGGAGTTACCGGAAATGATGAGGTAAGTTCAGGTGGTAATAACGGAACAATAACCGCTTCGGCTACTAGTACTTACGGAGGTATTGAATACCGTTTGGATTCAGGTGCATGGCAGTCATCAGGAGAATTCAATGGACTTGCTCCTGCTACGTATAATATTCAGGCTAGAGACTCTAACGGCTGCTTAGACGATCAGGATTACACTATTAATGCTTATGTAGAAACTACGTATGCAGTTAAGTACAGGCTGGAATACAAGAACTATTTCGATGAGGCTTGCAGGGTTGATATTATACAGGATTCGTACGTCGGGGATATCATCCCTATTATAGGCATAGAAAACCAAGCATGTGTAATAAGGTATGATGTTGGAGATGATCCATATGATCCGATAGCGAACAGTATGGCCGAAATCGGGTTCTTTAATCAGGGACAGGTTGACTTGCAAGAATTAAGGAATGCAGGAGATCGAGATTTCAGGGTTCGTTTCTATATCAATGGCGCCGTAAAATGGATAGGTTTCGTTGTGCCTGATGGAATAACTCAAGAGTTGAGAGCATTCCCTTATGACGTAACAATAACGGCTACAGATGGACTTAAACTACTTGATGGACTTGATTATTCACATAATAACCTTACTGGAGGTAGATGTATACTAAATTATTACCGTCAAATATTATTTGCTGACTCGAATTTAGGATTGCCATTACCTATTCGATGGGTAAACACTTTGGAATGTGACGAATATCCAGGAGAAGACATGCTGAGCGGATCGGTAGAATGGGCACCTACAGGTGAGGGTTTTACGGATTATAACGGAAATACCAAAAGCGGGCTATATATCTTAGAAGAAATGACAAGATCAATGCAGTCCAGACTGTATCAATCGAATGGGTATTGGGTTATTGAGCGCATAAATGATGTGGCTGAGGGTTCGTATTACTACAAAGAAACTCCTGCTTCTTTAGCCGGAATGGTAGTGACAACTGGGTTTTTGGAAGTATTAAAATCAATAGGTCGTGCGGGTGGTGCTTTCAGTTACTCGTTCATAGAAGAGAATCAAAATTTAAGAACGGCTAAGGCTTTAGGAACCGTAATCACAACATACGAACAGGATCAAAGAGATAACATATTACCAAACGGAAGTATGGATCTTTACAGCTTTGGTTCTCCTTTATATTGGGGTATGAGTTCTGGTTCATCAGCTTTAGTTACGGGAGGCGAACCTAGCTTAAGCGAGGCAAGAGGCTATTCAGTGAAAGTGGATAATACTTTTGGTGCAGATGCTTATTTTCAATTGCAAGGAGGTTTGGCTTTACCTATCGATACCGATGTTTTATATGATTCAATAAACTTCGGATTTAAATATTCGGTTCAGTCAGGCGCTTTAGATATAACTATCAGGTTGACTTACCTACAAGGGTCTGCTTCTTATTTCCTGAATGAGTTCGGCTATTGGACAACGACCATAACAGACGTGACTATATCGGTTGATTCACTTGCTATTGGCGATGTAGCTACGGTTGATTTCAATAAAAGGCAGGATATCATATTGCCATTGCCTGCTGATATTCCTATTGAAAGGACTACGCATCCGGCATTAGCTGTATTGATTAAAATACCAGCAGGAGCAGTTATATTTTTCGATGACATTTATCTGAATGTAGATCGTAATTCTGATGTAGTGAAAGCAACATTTGAACCGTTGTCGAAGCTTGGAAAAGAAGAGCATACCATGAAGATAAGCTCATCTCATAATGGTTTCTTTGTTTCCAACTACATGACTAATTTTGATAAGCCTGGTTTAGAGAAGTTTTATTCTGATAGTATTGCTTCAGGGTTGACATTGACAGCAATGAACAGTCAAGCCATATTGCGAAACAAGTATAAGCCTTCTAATCTTTTTGAAGGATCGATATACGGAAATGGGTGGTCGTACGGAGAGGTTTATAGTATTGAAGGATTGACTGATCAGAAACTTTTACCTTTAGGATGTAGTTGGAATACCGAGACTTGCACCATAGATTTGAATGCCATAGAGTCACGAAATGATGATATAGCTATATCACTGGAATACTACGGAAGTAACGATAATGAAAGAACGCTTAGTAATTAGAGGCAATTCATTGTATTATTATTATTACAATTACCTATCTTTACATCATGGCTCAGACGAAAATGTCCGGTAACATGTTAGGGGTTGAAATCGATGGAGAATTCGTTAGCTGCGAAACTTCATGCGAAGTGGCTTTTGAAACAGATTTACGAGGCGCATCAGCTCAGTCATCAGGGCGTTGGAAAGAGTATATCGAGGGTGTAAGGTCGTGGAATGTCACGCTTAACGCCAACATGCTTATCAAAATGGCCGGAACAGGGTTGAATACGATACTGAATAAATTCCTTACAGGTGGTCAATTAGGTGTACGTATAGCTACAAAACAGGTAGGTATGCCGTCTTTCTCTTTGGAAGGAAATGTTTTGATACGAACAGGCGGATTTAATGCGGCTGTCAATTCTACTGCTGCATGGAATGTTACTTTAGAAGGTAACGGAGCATTTACTACGGTTATTTCAGTACCAGACATTTACAATACGATATTTTACGGGAATGCAGTAACCAGACCGACAACAGAAGCAGAAATCACCGCTCTTACTAATGGTGAATATACGACTTCACCGATTGTGGTAGGCACCGGAACGAGAAGGATAATGGTTATGGCTGTACCTATTGATAAGAAGATAGTATCAGTTATTAGCTTAACTACATCAGAGGATTTGACTGATGTATATATACCTGAAATAATGGAAATAGGCGGGATAGATTTCGATGTTTACATATTAGAAAACGCTATCCCGTATGATGAAAATAATGAACATGAGTTTTTACTTGGAGACGATTAAATATGGCAATTACACCGACTAGTATATCAAAAAGATATAAGTTACTTAACGCGGGTAACTTGGATTGGTGGTGGGGGCCATGGGCTTCTATTGCACAAGCCAACAACGCTTTACCTTCTACATTAGATGCTGACGGAGTAAATGTAAGGCAGGGTAAGTTTGTAGCTATAGGGAATAGCGTAGGGGGTTACGTGGTACATTGGTGGAATAATAATTATGCTGATGGAGGTTTGGTTCCCTTTGATCAAGCCGGATCTCCGCTTGAAATACCTTCCGTTGGCACTTACACGTTGCTAGTCGCCACCACTCCAAGACAAGACGGAGTATATCATGTGGTATCTGATGATTCACCAAATGGTGACGGTACGGAATCTTTTTTCTTGTCATTTCAAAACAAACTATACTATCAGGTACTAGTAGCTCAAGATTAATAAAATAATTAATAATATATAACATCAATTAATAAATGGCAAATTTACCTAACGGTACAACCCCAATTTTAGCCCAATTCTACCTGAATAAGCAAACAGGAGATATTTGGAGAGCATCAGACTATGGCGAAGGATTCGTCAATCTAACATCAGAACTACGAGAGAGTATAGGAATACAGCCTTTTGCTACTTACACAGCTTTAGTTGCTGACACCAATAAACCCGATGGTATTAAGTATGTCGCGTCAGATGATTCACCTATTGGTGATGGAAGCGCTTCTTACTTCATTTCAAAAAACAATGTAATCGATTATTTAGTAACAGTTAAACAAGACGCGTAATGGCACAGAAGATTCCAGTAGTTAATAATTTAACAAAAAACGAACTATATTCAATGTACGGAGATTTTTGTGATTTGAGTATTAATCAAGGCAGTGGCAATTCAGTAGCCATTGGCGGTATAATTGATTTTGCGAGCAAAACTGTGCCTGTTGGATTTAGATGCAGGATAAAATCGATTGTGATTAGATCTACTTTTGGAGGCAGAATAACAGGCTCTATCTCTAGAGCATATGCAGCACAAACGTTAGATAAAATGAAGCTTACGCCTGAAATGAATATTCCAAATGGCGGAGGACAAATAGTAATTCCGTGGGGAAATGCTGTGGAGTTCTTAGAGGGCGGTAGATTGGGATTAAGAATAGTAGCTACAGAAGCTGTAACAGGTTATAATTTGCAAATAACGACAATAGGAGCGGAAATGGTTACTGATGATGCTGATACTGATGCAGATGGAGTAGGCGACGTCGCTATGGAGTCAATAGGATGGACGCAATTAGGTTTACTTGGTGGAACGGGAACTGTTCCTAACCTGGGTTATACTCAGTTTGGAGCTAGGATATGTAATCAACTTAAAAAGGATTTAAAAATATCTATATGGAGAAATAATAAATCATTTGGCGGAGCTATTACTCAACTTATGGTGTATGCAATGCAAAATGGGTATTATGCTAGATCAAGATCAGAGTGGGCGCGTTTAAAATTTGTAATATTAGGATGTGGGCTAAATGATGCAGAAGGAGGTGATGCAACGGCTACGAACTATATCTCAAAAATGAAGCTTTTATTGAACTATTATTATCAGAATGCCCCAAAAGTAGCAATCATACTTGTTGGAGCGACTCCAACTGATGATCCTGTAAGATCACCAAATCTTGCTTCATATAGGTCTGCTATGCAATCATTAGTTGCTGATTCAGACTATGCCGGCAAAGAATTAAAATACGCGGATATGAGTATTGGTTTTAATATACAAAACTCAAATTTCACTGAGACAGTAGCAGGAACCAGGCTGCATCCTAGAGGTGATACAGGACATGTTATAATGTATAACAATGTATTTCCGGTAATTCAAACTTGTAATTTTTATACACAAAATTTATTATAATATGGAATTTTATATTCAAACCTTTGGAGAAAGGTACAAAAAAGTTGTAGAGGAAAACATTGATAAGATTAATGAATTGGTTTCTCAAGGAATGACAGAATCAGAAATTCATAACTCATTTATTGGAGATTTATACGTTAAATCTCTAAGTAAAAAAGAGTTAAAAATTATTGAAAAGTCAATTATCGAATCAGATAAAAATTAAATGTTTTTGCTTTCAAAGCTCTTCGTCATGAGGGGCTTTTTTGTTATTACAGATATTTGCTACATTTACCTAAAAAACAACATGAAACGTATGCTTACATTTTTAAACTAATCTATCCTATATTCCTGAGCACTCTCTATATGTTTCACCTGATTCATATAGAGAGTTTCTTCTACTCCTTTTCTGTAAACCAATACCAAAATCTCATACGAATTGCCTTTTTTATCAACGAAATCCATCGGGTAGCAATGATTGCAACAAATATATGTTTGCCCGTTGTGAGGCTTGTGTAGTATTACTTTTATCATTGGAATGAGGTTAAAATTATTCCTATAACACAAATTATTATTATGACTAGCGCAAGATATAGTAGCAACCTCATGACAATAATACTACTAAAATAGTAAATAAAATAGCCACCATAATAAGGCATATTCTTTCTAATGTATTGTACTTCATTGATTCGATCTGTTTCATTTCATGTTGATTTAAAGGTAAAAAACCGTAGCATCCATCCGGATAACTATGGAATCTAAATTAACGCTCTCTGAAACAAACATACGAGATAAAACACTAGCTTTTCTTATGTAACCTGATTGTTACAAATATTGCTTAACTTTAAGGATTGTTACACCATTAAACTAAAGTTATGCCAGATCCTGTAAAACCAGATCCTAGAAAAGACGAAGACTTAGATCAACCTAAACCAGTTACTGATCCTGAAACAGGAGATCCGATTGAAGATCAAGTGACCAGCTAGAATGAGGAATGCCGTCCTGTTTTCTTTTGTTATGTTAAACATAGCCTACTTAACTCCTTTAGCTGATGATAGCAGGTTTTGGGGAGGATTAAACCTTATAACCCAATACGGCTTTATAGCTTACTTATGTTATGAAGCTAGAAACGTAGAATCATTCAAGGAGTCAGGACGGCTTCTTTTGGAGTACATAAAATACTTCTGTATATCTCAATGCTTTTATGTTGTTTGGTGCATATATAAAGGCGAAGGATACTCGATAGGGCATACCGACATAATGGCCTACATACTAGGTTTAGGATTTGTTACATTCCTTGTCCATTGCGCAATAAATAACAAGTCATGAATATCACAATGAAGATAGTCTACGCTACTTTGGATTTTGTAATACTGAACGTGATAGCCATACCTTTCGCAATAGTAAACCCTATGCTTTGGGCTTGGTATTCTTTATGTATTATATTAGCGTTCGTTCTTAGACTTGGAATGGAGCATAGAAAACATAGGCTTACATGGGCTTCATTGATGTATCAATCGATATGCACGATAAGCTGGTCGTTCTTTACAATATTGGTTTGGAATTATATGTTCCCAAAAGGTCGTGACGGATTCGAGATTTACTTATTCCTAAACAGTCTTTTCGCTACATTCTTAGTCGGCCAATTCGAGGTTATAGGTAAAGACGGAATAAAACAATGGTTAAGAATTAAGTTAAGCACGTTTCTTGCTACTGAAAGTGTTAAATCCGCTCCCAATCAAACGACAGAAGAACAGGAGGATATATCATGACATTAGAACAGCTTTCGGGATTCATTTTAATCTGCTTAATGATAGGAATAGTATTCATGGCTACCCGATTTGTTTCATCAGTAAGACTTGACGGTCGTGGTATTTACTGGATTACAGTTAACGGATGGATAAGGGGCGATAAAAGGTATAAGGAATGGATGAAGGATAATCCGGTTTACTTTTGGAGTATGTTATTGGTTGCTTCTTTGTGTCCTACAATACTATTTCTGATACCACCATTCAGCAGAGGCAACATGTTTGTGAGGCCTGAATTAATGTTATATACTAACGTGGTATTGTGGTCTGCGATATTCGCCACTTATAGGTTCTTTTTTAAGGTTACTAAAAATAAATAATATGGCATCATTTGGAAATCAGAGTTTAAATACTCTAAAAGGAATTCATCCCGACTTAGTGAAAGTAATGAAAGCTGCAATCGTAAACACACCGGTTGACTTTACCATAACTGATGGAGTAAGAACCACAGCACAACAACAGGCGCTATACGCTAAAGGAAGAACAAAACCAGGAGGGATTGTCACTAATGCAGATGGAGTTAAAAATAAGTCAAACCATCAAGTTAAATCAGATAATTTTGGGCACGCCGTAGATCTTTACCCGTACGTAAACGGAGCTATTGACTTTAATGACAAAGGCAAACAGTTACCGATCATTGCAGCTCATATCATGGCTACGGCTACTTGCTTAGGTATCGCTATCGAATGGGGCGGTAATTTTCCCGCAACAAAAACTCTTCCTAAAGGGTGGGATAAGCCACATTTCCAACTTAAAGGCAAATAACCATGAAAATAAACACCGAACTACTGAAGGTGATTATTGCGTTCTTCGTGGTAGTGCTTTCGTTTTCCTATTTCTTCATAACCTATTTTCAGGGAAAGGCTCAATCTGATCCGCAAGTTATAATCGCTATAGTAGCGGCTTTAACACAAGTACTAAACTATTTCTTTGGTTCTAGCCAGTCAAGCGCAAAGAAGGACGAAGCTATAGTAAACATGAGCTCTAGCATTCCTGACATTAAAAATCAATCCGATGACACTAAAAAATAGTATCCCGTATATCGTAATCGCATTATTGGTCGTCGCCTTGTTTTGGCGCAAAGGTTCACCTTTAAAGTCTGATGTGGATCAAATATCAACCGCAAGAAACGACACTTTGCGAAAAGAGCCGGACGGATCAGTAAGCAAAGCTGTTTTTGCCGCTGAAGATGTTGAAATGTTAAGGCATGAATTAGCCGTAAAAGATGCTAAACTAGCTGAAATGGTGAAAAAAGGTGCTAAAACGGGCATTAAAACTGTAGTCGAATGGCGTATTGATACCGTAGTCGTAAATACTGACTCAATTAGAAGCGATATAAGGAATGCAGCAGTTAAAACCAAGGATTATACAGCTAATATTACATCGTGGCCTGACAGTACCCGTATGGCTTTGTCTGCTGTAGATACAGTTAGGTATTCTATAGGTAAAGATTTCAGGTTGAATGCTAATCATTCATTTAAAGGATTGAAAGTCGTAGAACTGGAATCGTTTTATGTAAAACCCCAACAAAAGAAAACCGGATGGAAGTTTTTTGCTGGGGCTATTTTGGGTGGATTGATTGTTTACGGGGTAGTTAAGTGATTTTCTCTGCTTTAATTACCAGTGGGTTTTTGACTTTGGATTGGTATTCATCCCATTTTTTTTGAAATCCATCGTAAATTTTCTCTCTATAACCATTTTTATTTTCTGCATAAAAACAATCTTTTGGTCTTTTATCTCCAAAAGGATTCTCAAGCAATATGCCTTGGGACTTGAGAAGTGAGTGCCCGGATTCTATAGCTGTACCGAAGAACTTACTTTCAAATGGGTGATTTGCAAATTCATAATCTGGATAGCTATTATAATGCTTAAGATCATAGTCGAATATCTTACCTCCATAATTAGGCAGTATCGATTGCCATTGCTCCTCTGTCATTTTATCAGACACGTCTAAAATGGTGTAGTTGTAGCCTTCAGGGAGATAAATTCTAGGCGTAGTATGTCCTTCAAAGAATGAAAGATATGGCTTTTCATCATTGAAGACCTTAAGTTCTCTTGACCCCTCCGGCAAATCCAGCAGCAGTATATCTGCTGCGCCTGTTGAAATTATTTTCATGTTACTCATATTTACAGGTGTCTATGCCTTTATAACAGCAACTTCCTTTGTACATTGGGTTGTCGCATTTTCTTTCGCCACTAGCACCGCTTAGCTCGCATGATTTGCAAGCGGAAAGCAATAGGGCAAGGCCAATTAAAATGTAATTTATTTTCATGGTTTTTAGTATTTTTCAGGTAAATAATGGTTTATGTCCTCGTAGCTTTTATAAACAACCTCCCCATCAGACAGGTACTTTATTTCTGCGATTTGCTCCTTATCGAACTTCCTCACTATAACTATTCTTACAGGGCTTAATGTTCCCTGAGCAAAAACCGTATCGCCTGATTTATATTTATCAATTTTACTTGTGTCCATGGGCTCAGTTGAGCATCCAAATAATATAAATAAGATAACTCCAAAATATACTGCTGATTTTTTCATCATTCCTCTATTTAGTTTGTGATTTTAATTGTGGCCGACATATCAGGTTCCCAAAATATCTTCGAGCTTCATTGCTATATCGCCCAATTGTTTTTCAAGTTTTGCAGAAGCAAGCGCTTCAAATTCAAAATTGTGTTTTCTCGCATAGATTGTATCTTCCATAGCTTTTACTTGCTGTTGGCGAACAAATCTTACTGCATCTTTTGCTTTCGACATAATCTTACTGTTTGGTTGATTGAAGGGCTTTAAGGGTTTCAGTTCTGGTTCTGATGTCCAGTTTATCAGCTAACTCAAAAAATGCTTTCTCATACATTTCCCTCTCCGCCTTGACCTGCTCCAATTCAGCTTGCAGCCGGTCGGATTTGGCTTGTAATGCATGCATTGCTGACAAATATTTTTGTTCATCGATAAATACACCTTGTATCGTATTACATTCATCACAAACAAATCCATTCATATATGCTTCTGAATCCCCTACTTCTGAGTCTTCCTCTTTACCATTTTCATAGGGTTCTTGGTCAGGAGTATAGAACCAGAAACCTGAAACTAAAGCGGTACGACCCTTACACTTACAACATGTTTGTCTGTGAGTGATTTCTTCCTTGCTTGGTATTTTCATTTCAATCTATTTAATGTTTTAAAAATTGTTCCTGTTTCTGTTGGTTTTAAACTAAGGATAAACCAAGCCCTGTAAGCTGCTGAACGTATGCGATCAGATATAACATCTTTCAGCATGTCAGTTCTTTGAGTTTTAGTCATAAGTCGAATTTTACCTTTAAGGCATTGATGATTTCCTCAGCCTCATACTTGCCGATTGTTATTGTGGTGGGATCTTTGAATAAACGATCTTCAAGAACTGAAATAGACAGTTCGCTAGATCTAGCGCCTTGCTCTATTATCATTTTGTCGCCGCCCATTGTTGAAGTGCAATTTATTTCTACCTTATTCATAATAGCCATCATTAAAAATGTGTTTAACCATCTCAGTACCTACATAGTAAACGACTAAAGTAAGGCCGATGATCATTAGGGCGGTTGTTAGGTTTTTTAGGGTCATTGCTTATCCTCCTTCGGCAATTTAACACCATTCTTTTTAAAATCATTAACAATCAACCCCTGGATATAAGCAGAAAAACCACCACTAATACCTAATGTAGTGACGTATAGCCTTGCAGCCTCGTGCAACTTGTCGTCTATTCTTATTGTTTTTGTTTTTAACATATACAAATGTAGTAAATAATTTCTGAATAAATGAGAAATAAAAAATAAATAAATTTTATTTAAATATTTCTTGCATATATGATTTATTGTCCCGATACTTGTACTATAGAAACAAACAAAAAAACAAAATCATGAATACTCCAACAATCAAATTATCAGAAGAATCAAAAGGATTAGTTACACTTCACTTGTCTAACGGTCATCAAAATCACTTGACTACAACTCAATTAGAAGCTTTCGTTGAAAGACACAACATGAACTTAGAATCATGCGGTTCGGGTTTAGCTTGTGATCCTTCATCATGTGAGTACGATGTTGAAACCCCTGTAAGTGAGTGGTTAGACGTTGAGGCTAATTGGGATTTAGCTTGTTCTGAATATTACAGGTTGGTAATTTTGGGAGGGGAATAACATGAGCGCACAGAAAAAACCAAACGCATCGTTATCTAATCAGGATGTTTACGAGATCATTCAGGAGTTGGATAATCTCATTAAGGGTGAAAGAGATACTCAGAATTCAGCACCACTCAACTCTAACAGGTTTAAGGAGTCAGTAATCAAAGAAACAGCCTACATGAAAGCAAGAAATTTAATCTTATCAAAAATATGAACGCAATAGAAAAATACCTTAGAAACAGAATAGCTGAACTTGACAAAGAAGATCAGTTAGCTATTAAGGACGGTAATATCGATAGGTCGATTAAGCTGTCCGGAATTAAATGTGAATTGCAAGACGCTTTAGTTGTTGTAATGGCAGAAAGCAGGAAGGGGTTTGGGTCATGAAAACAGAACTACAAGTATCTGATATAGCGATGTATCTGCCATACGGACTAACTTTCCTAGATACACAAGGAGAGGTAAAAGAATTGGATACTATATCAATGGATTCCGTTAATGTTAAAGGCAGAACTCGTACATACGGAATGTATTGTGCTGTGTCGGATATTAAGCCAAGATTGAGGCCGATGGTAGATTTAAATAAGGAAGATACTTTGATGGATCTTAAATGGATATTCAGCGGATTGATTTCGTATGATGACCAGAAAAGAGAATTCATAATTGAAATAGAGGGAGGAGAATACGAAGATGATGTTTCCATAAGTGCGATGCCTTATAAGGCTGCGCAATATCTAATCGAAAACCTGTTCGACATAAACGACCTTATAGGCCAAGGTTTAGCTGTTGATATTAATACAGTAGAGAAATGAAAAACAAAAAACCTATTTACATCCATCAGGATAGGCCAGTAAAACCTTTTCCGGTTGTTCAGTGTGTGGCCGTAGCTGCTTTAGCTATCGGAATGTTGGTGTTGTTGATTGAGTACGGAGTTATAAAAATTAGATAAGATGGATAGACTTAGAGAAGCCCTAGAAAAATTAGAGGAGGCAAAAGAAATGCTTAGCAAGGCTCTCAGTGCTGAGCTAGAGAAACGATCAATACTGTCAGGCAAATGCGCTATCCAAGTTAACAATGAGCGTGAGTTCAAGTTGCTGATGGAGCATTATAAGAGTAAGAGGTGGCAAACTAGACTATATGAACCTAATGATAATAACACATTTGTTGCGTATCAATCAGAGTACCTTCAACTTGAAATTGGGTGCGACGAAGGTTTTGATTTAAACGAAAAGGGTTATTCTGGAGTGTCATTCTCAGACTTCGCTGCTGAGGTTGGGATTAAAGTGCCTGTGATTTTATACCACACAGTTGACGGAGCGCCTGTTTACGAGAACGACAAGGTTTTTTTAGTTAAAACAAGGATTGGCAACCCTATTGATTTTTCAAATACTGAAATCGAAGAGAAACTCGTAGAGGTAGGTACTGGACAGTTGCACGAGAGTCATTATAAAGACGAAAAAGGAATCTACTACTGGGCTAAATTCTCCACCCGTGAAGCCGCCGAAGCTTGGATTCAGGAACAAAACAAGCCCAAATCTATAGAAGTTAAGCTTCACAACGGAAAAAACGCTAATGTTCATGTTGATCTAATAAAGATATTTGACGGAAGTAACAGTATAAACATATCTCCATCAGATTTAGAAGATATGATTCATGCTTACAAAACAATAAGCAATATATGACCGGCACCGAACACGACAAAAAGCTGATTCGACTAATATTCGAACAGTTTAAGCGACTCGAAAAGGTTAAGTTTAAAACTGATGTAGGTAAACAGATGGGTATCGGATTAAGTAAAGCGGTAAAACAGTCAGTTAAGCCTTACATGATTGAGTTGGCTAAAAGGATAGAGTAACTGTATCGTTACATTCATAATCTAATAATAAATTTAAATTGCATAAAAATAACCGAGGTTTAAAACGCCTCCCTAAAGAAAAGTAAAATGGAACAAAAGACTCATTACAAAAAAGTCCGTGATGTGAACTACATCGGAGCATTTGAATTAATGAATGGTGACGGTACCACAAATGAAATGGTAGCTGTTATTGAAGGTGTAAAAAAAGAAGAACTAAAGAACGCTGAAAAAAACCAAGGCATGGTTCTTTACCTTAAAGGTCAAAAGCCTATGATTGTCAATAGCGTTAACGCTAAAAACATCACCAAAGCATTAGGAAGTCCATTCATAGAGGACTGGATTGGTAAACCAATAACCCTGTACGTTATCAAAATAAGGGCGTTCGGCGAAAACATGGAAGCTTTGAGGGTTCGTGATGTTGCGCCAAAAATAGCTCTTCCCGATTTACCTTTAAATAGTAAGGCTCATGCCGGAACTTTAGAAGCCGTAATAAAAGGAAGAACGACTAAAGAGGCCGCTATTGATTTTCTTAAGTCAAAGTATACTGTTTCAGGAGAAATCATTAAATCAATAGAAGATGCAGTTATCGAAACAGTTTAAAGCAAGGTGTTCTGGGATTGGAGCTATCCTTTCAGAACCAAAAGAGAAACACCCTAAACTGATACTATCAGATCACATGAAAAGTATAGCTGAGAAGGAGAAAAGGATTTCGGAATCGAAAAATAAAGAAACAGCAACTTACGCGAAATTAGTAGATAACGTAGCTAACCTTCATTTAAAAACCGACCTTCTTAAGCTTAATGCTGATCGTATTCATTTGTCTAAAACATGTATTGAGCATGTGTACAAATGGCTTAAGTCTCAGCCTGAATTTTATGGAAGACTGACAAATTTCAGATCAAAATACACTGAAAAAGGAAATGAATGCGAAAAAGATTCTATAATCCTTGCTGCTGATTATTACGGATGGAAAGGGGCTGTAAAAAATACTGAGCCTAAATGGAATGACTACTTAACAGGTGAATGCGATGTTTTACCGGAAAATACCGATACCGTAGAGGACATCAAAAACTCCTGGTCACAAGACACATTTCCTTTATTCAATAAAGAGATTCCTATAGATGGTTACGGTTGGCAAGGCCAAGGATATTTAGAGCTTTACGACCGTAGTCAATTTGGATTAGTCTATACGCTTATGGATGCTCCTGAAAGAATGGTAGAGAGAGAGTGTCGTATAAGAATGTATGAGCTAGGTTTAGAAGAAATGGAGGTTGAGCTGTATGACGAAATAAAAGCGTCAATGACTTATTCAAATTTTTCATTGGATCTAAGGGTTAAGCGTTTCGCATTAGACAGGGATCGTTCTTGCATGGGTAACGTTGAGAGGCGTGTTGATGAGATCAGGAGGTTTATAGAATCCTTATGAGAACCAGTAAATCTGATAGGTATCATTTCATAAAAACAAACTGGACTTCTATGAAAGATCCAGAAATGGGGTTGATATTAGGTGTTACAGAAAAGATGATCTATTTAGATAGAAAGGAATTAGGGTTACTCAAACAGTCTGGAAGAAAAAAGCAGAAAGATGTAATATCAATGGTAATCGAAATGTCGGCTATAGGCAAAACTATAGTCGATATATCTGAACTTCTTAATATCACAGAAGAAGCAGTAAAAAGAATTATTAGGATTTACGCTACTTTCATAGTTAAATCAGATAAGACCATGACATTAGTAATAGAGAGTAAGATTAATTTCGATAAGACTTAAATACAGCCATTATAAGAGCTTTAAAATCTAAAGAGTACAGATACACCAAAAAGTTCAGAAACTACGGGAGAATTGATTTTTACAAGAAATAACTACATATCAGTTTTGTTACATAAAAACAAGATCCTTATTTATATATTGCAGTCATGGAACAATACTATACGCACTATGAAAATTGGGAAGACTGGAAAAATGGAATGTGGCATAAACCCATAAATCCTGAACTACAAGAACGGCAAGCAATTGAAGTTCTCATCAATCCATTAGAGGCAATGACACGAGTTGTAAACGAATGGCCGATAGCAACTAAACAAAACCTTACTGATGTTAAATCTAATCGCAGATCATGGCTAGGTCAAGCTGCATGTTGCATAGAATATGGTGTTCCGGAATCGGTTACCAGATCAGCATGGTTTAAATTAACAGAAGAACAAAGGTCAAACGCAAATCAAATAGCAGAACAAATCATAAAAGAACGGGAAAAAGATTATTAATTTATTTGTTTAAATAAATAAAAGATGTATATTTGAATATCAAAACAAAAAAACATGAAAAATTTATCAACTACCGAACTTTTTGATATTGCATCCCAACCAAAAGCTAGAACTAAAAAACATGATTCAAACAGGGTTAAAGCAACAACAATACTAATAAACAGGGCTTCTTTTCAATCAGGACAATCGTTTCACAGATTACTAGACGCTATAGAATATTTAAATAATGGGAAATAAATTAGGCAGACCAAAAAAAGAAGAATCTGTAAAATCTTTTACAGTTAGCATAAAACCATCCGACAAGGCTTTATTAGAAAAAAAGTTTGGGTCATTAACAAAAGCTATTAGAACTTTATTGTAATGGGAAAAAGATTATTAGACACAGACGTATTGTTGGCTTCAAAGGAGCGAATAAAATACACCTTCGACAATTTTAATAAAATATACTTGTCTTTTTCAGGAGGTAAAGACAGTACGGTTATGCTTCATTTAGTGTTGGAAGAGGCTAAGATGCGTAATAGGAAAATAGGGCTTCTGTTTATAGATTGGGAATGTCAGTTCGATTTGACTATTGAACACATAGACGAAATGACTACTAAGTACGCAGAATGGATTGATCTTCATTGGATCGCATTGGAAGTAGAAACTTGTTCTGCTTGTTCTGCTTATGAGCCGTTATGGCGTTCATGGGATGAAAGAAAGAAAAATCTATGGACTAGACAGAAGCACGAAAAATCTAATGCATACAAATATCCATTCTATTATTCAGGAATCACTTTTGAAGAATTCGTTCCGCTGTTCGCTAAATGGTATAGCGAAGGGGAGGAAACAGCTTCATTTGTGGGTATTAGAGCGCAGGAATCATTGAACCGCTTCAGAGCTATAGCCAGGGAAGACGTAGCCCGTTATGACGGAAAAATGTTTACAACTAATGCAGTAGATAATATTTGGAATGTGTACCCGATTTACGATTGGCAGGTAGATGATATTTGGACTTACATAGCTAAATCCGGTAATTCATACAATAAGGTCTATGATCGCATGCACATGGCTGGATTGTCAGTTTCTCAAATGAGAATAGATGAGCCATTCGGTGATGAAGCCAGAAAGAACCTTTGGATTTACCAAATCATAGAGCCGGTTACGTGGTCTAAATTCGTAGCCCGTATGTCCGGTATAAATGGAGCTGCTTTATACAGCAGGGAACGAGGTAATATATTGGGGAATGCTAATGTATCATTACCAGAAGGTCATACATGGGAATCATTCAGCAACTTCATATTGGACTCAATGCCGCCAACAACATCAGAGCATTACAAGAATAAAATAGCTGTTTATATCAAGTGGTATCGTGAACGTGGTTATCCAGATGGAATACCGGATCAGGGCGATTACAAATTGGAGCAGTTAGGTAAGATTCCTGCTTGGAGGCAGATAGCCAAAACGCTGCTCCGTAATGATTGGTATTGTAAGACTTTAGGGTTTGGAGTTACCAAGTCATCTGCATACAATAAATACATGAATTTAATGCGTAAACGTAGAACGGAATGGAAAATATACGAATAGTAAAAAGTCAGTCGGCTCATTTTATAGCAGGTGAATTAGGTGTATTGCTGATTAGTGATGTGTTTTACTCTGAAATGGGTGAGTTTATTAAATGGTCAGGCGATCAATATTGGTACTTTGCTTATTCGGAAGGTGTAATGACTGGCTTTATTTGTCACAAAAATGATACAATACTTTATGCCTATACAAGGCCGTCATTCAGAAATAAAGGTGTATTTTCGGCTCTATACAACGATATACCTGAGCAGTCATGGAAGGTTAATAGCTCAAATATGGCGCTACCAATTTACTTGAAACTAGGATTTAAAATTTTAAAAAGCTATAAAATATGTCACAAATTGATGAAATATTAAAACAAATCGCAGATTTACCTTTAAATGAGAAGGTTTCTGCGATAAACGAATTAAGGTTAAAGATTCATGAGATTAGCCCGTTCAAGAATGAACCTGTAGATTTGGTTCAGTGGGTTAAGTCTGATAACGTTCAAGCCAACAGCTACAACCCTAATGCCACAGCAACAACAGAGCAAAACTTGCTGGCTTTATCAATAGAAGCTGACGGCCTTACGCAGCCAGTAGTTACAATGGGTAATGAAGTAGGCAGAGAGGTAGTTGATGGATTCCATAGGACAAGAGTTATTAAGGAACATCAGGCTGTTAATTCACGTGTTTTTGGTTACGTTCCTGTAGTCACTATTAATGGAGATCGTGAGGCGCTTGAAGATCGTATGGCCGCTACAGTTCGTCACAATCGTGCCCGTGGTAAACACAACGTAGAATCTATGTCTGAGATAGTTATGCACCTGAAAAAACGTAACTGGAATGATGCTAAGATAGCTAAGCATTTAGGTATGGATGCAGATGAGGTATTGAGATTATGCCAGGTAACAGGATTAGCTTCTTTATTTGCTGATCGTGAATTCAGTGAAGCATGGGAAGCAGAATTGGAAACAAATAATAACGAAGAAATATCATGAAACAACCACTAGCAGAAAAGATGCGCGAACTATCCGCATCATCGCAGTACAGAAAATGTATTGCAGAAATGAACAGATTGCAGCGTACGTTTAGTAAGGTAAGGCATGTTCACATTTCTAATCCATCAGATCAGACTATTGAAATGCTGGAAACGGAAGGGTTTAAGGTTGAGAGGACAAAGGTAACAGAGTATAAACAGTTTAAGTTATCGTGGTAATGGGAAGGGAAAAAATAGAAGTATTGCTTTTTGATAATCAGGGTTATTTTTTGCAAGAGTTCTCTAGCATAAGCGAATGCGCTAGAGCAATAAAATCACACCAACCGCAGGTAAATAGAGTTATTAGCGGCGAAGATTTATCAGCAAATGGTTTTCAGATTAGAAAGAAACACGCCAAAATAAATCCGAAAAGGATAGGGGATTTATCAAAAGAAAGGGCTGACACAGTTATTGTTGGGAAATACTGGAATGATAAATTAATATGTGTTTATCCTTCTATAAATGAAGCCTCTTTAATTACAGGAATAGGTTCTGGAAATATTTCTGAATCAATAACTAAGGGATATAAATGTAAGGGGTTTAGATTTAAAAGTATTGTGTAATGGCAAAACAACGTAACCACTCAATCACATACTCCGACCTGAACGAAGTTATCGACGTTCTGATTGACGACCGCACAGCCTTAAAACGAGGTATCATGCAGTTGATTGACCAGGCTTTTAAAGAAGGCAAAACACCGCCTAAAAGCACCAAACAATCAGCAGAGGAAATCTATTTAGAAAAAGCAGTCAAAATGTGCCGTTATCCGGCTTTTCTGTATGGCAGATATATTTCAGTTTCGATAGGTGAAGAAGAAAAAGCAATGGATGATTTGACGGTATCTCATTTAGTGAATTCTCATAAGTTCAGCATTCAGCCTTGTATAGCTGATGCATTGCCGGAAGTTAAAGTTTTTGATCCGGCTTTTAGAGAGAAGCAGGAACAAATACCGGATACATCGGTTATTATGCCTAAACGAGGTGAGGTTTGGCTAAATAAAGGCGAGCGGTGGTATATTAAGCAAGTTACTGATGTGTCTTTTACGATAACGATATTGGAATCTATGAAGTCGGATATAAAGCGAAGTCATGAAGAGATACAGGTGCTTATATCTGAAGGTATGAGAATGGAGGTTAAAAACTAACTTTTATTTACCATTTTTATTAACTATATTTGGGTTACAAGAAACGGAGTGGTAGCCGGTATTAAAACATTTTAACAGCCTTTATTTGGGTGATGCAACTACCACTGCTGATCCCAAATAAAGGTTTTATTTTTTATTATGGAATTATTATTTCCTCATGAGTGCCATAACTGCGGTTTGGTAGACGAGGCAAAATTCATTTATGCTGGGCCGCATATTAAACAGGTCTGCAACGGGTGCGATCGGTATGTTAAGTTCGTATCTCAGTCTATAATTCCTGATGTTCGTGAAATAAAATTGCGAATTTGGGCTATATCTACAAATGTTGTGTTGATAGACGTTTATAAGGGTATGTCTGGTTTCGTTCCTGACCTGACAGGATTAGACGGAAAAATTATGTATTGGAGGCTTTACCTTAAAATGAGGGAGGGCGAAAATGCTAAACCTTAGAAATTACCAGACTGAATCTATATTACAATTAAGGCAGGGTTTTGCTAATAAATATCAAAGGCAGGTTTTGTGTTTGCCTACAGGCGCAGGGAAAACAGTAGTGTTCTCTGAAATGGTAAGACTTGCAGCGGAAAAAGGAACAGTTACAATTGTTCTTACTGACAGGACGGAGTTGTTTAAGCAAACAATAAAGGCGTTAGCTAATACAGGAGTAGCAGTTGAGGAAATATCCGCAAGTAAAAAAAACACATATTTAGGGGCTACAATTTACCTTGCTATGGTTGAGACTATAAAAAGACGTTCAGATGTTCTAGCTGGACTAAGACCAGATCTAATCATTATAGATGAAGCGCATAAGGGAAATTTTACCAAGATTTTAGACTTATTCCCGTTGTCACGTGTAATAGGCGCGACTGCAACACCAGAAGGCAAACACTTCTTTAAGTATTACACTAATATCGTTCAGAACATTGACATTCCTGATCTAGTTGAGCAAGGTTTTTTGGTTGACTGCAAAGCATACCAAATGGTTGACGATTTTTCAGACTTAGAAGTCAAAGCCGGAGAGTATACAGATGCTAGTCTAATATCTCATTACGATAAACCTAAACTTTATGATGGTGTTATTGACCAGTGGCGTAAACTTGCAGATGGACTGAAAACGATAGTATTCAATGTTAACATTAAGCATACTATAAATACTCATAACGCTTTTATTGCCGCTGGAATATCCAGTGAGTTTATAACAAGTAAAACACCAGACGATGAAAGATCCAGAATTTTATCCGCCTTCCGAGATGGTGCTTTTTCGGTGCTTAACAATTGCGGTATTCTTACTACTGGATATGATGAGCCAAGCATACAATGCGTGATAATGAATCGAGCTACGAAGTCTTTACCGCTATTTCTTCAGTGTTTTGGACGTGGATCACGGTTATATCCTGGTAAAAATATATTCATCGGTTTGGATTTTGGTATGAATCACGACAGGTTCGGAATGTGGAATGAAGCTAGAGAATGGAAGCTAAAACCGCCACGAGAAAAAAAGGAATCTGTATCCCCTGTAAAGGAATGTCCGAATACTGAGTGCGGGTGTTTAAATCCGATAAGTGCAGTAAAGTGTAAATATTGCGGTACTCCTTTCCCTATTAAGGAAGCTGTTCTAGGAGAAGGCGTAATGATTGAAGTAACGCCAAAAATTGCAACAGAATTACTGGACAGAAATACCTCTTCTCTTAACGTGCCGGAATTGCTATTACTTGAATCAAGCAAGAAATATAAACCATCGTTTATTTGGCGTGTCATTCGTTCACTTGGAGAGGATGCAGTAAAGGAATACGCATCAGTAAAAGGGTATAAAAGAGGGTGGTTAAGCAGGCAACTGGAAGATATTGATAATTGCCAGTATACGGATTATAAAATTAAAAATTAGTTATGGGTAACATATCATTATTTAAGTCTTTGCCGGATAAAGGCAAACCTCATATTTCTTCTGAAAGATTAACGGTTGAATCTTTCTTAAACCTTGTTAAGTACGGAAAATGGAAAAGTATAATAGAAAAAATAAGAATAGAGGAAGATAAAGATAAAAGGTCTTGGTTAAAAAGGTCGTTACCGTCTGTTACTATTTCCGGTACTTTCGGAGAACGAAAAGAAGAATTGTTAATGGAGCATAGCGGATTTATCTGCATTGACATTGATTATTTTAACGACAAAACCGAATTAATAAACGATCCTTATACATACGCTGTAATGAAGTCTAGTAGCGGGGCTGGACTTGCGGTATTAGTAAAGATAAACCCAGCTAAACATAAGGAAAGTTTTAAATGGCTACAGAACTACTATTACGTTTCTTTTGGAATAAAAATAGATAGCGCACCTCAGAATGTTGCCAGCCTTAGATTCGTGTCTTTCGATCCTGAATTGCACCTGAATACTAAAAGTAAGTTAAGTAAAACGCTTGTAGATAAGCCTAAAAAAACACCGTCACTTCCTATTGTAGTTCCAGGAGATACAGTTGGCGAAATGATAATGGAGTGCGTAAACTTAGGTCACAATATAGCATACGATTATGACAGCTATATGAAACTTGGGTTCGCTATTGCAGACGGTTTTGGAGAATCCGGTCGTGGCTGGTTTTATTCACTTTGTTCTGTTTCTGAAAAATACGATAGCAGACATGCCGAGAAACAATACAATATTTCTCTTAAAGGTAATAAGCATGGTATCACGGTTGGTACGCTTTACTGGATGCTAAAACAGGTCGGTATTCATCCTCCAGAAGTAAACCAGAAAGCTATACAGATAGCCACAATGGGTAAGCGTTCAGGAAGATCAGCAGAAGCAGTAAAAGTTCAGCTTCAGGAAATGAACGGAGTAGACCCAGAAAGAGCCAGCGAACTTGTTAATGAGGTATTCAAGAGAAATGATATTGATATTAGCCGTGAGGTAAGCACACCTGAACAAGTTATACAGTCGATCTCTGAATGGATGAAGCAAAATCATCCAATGAAGATAAACTCAATAACAAGGATGATAGAGGAAAACGGAAACGAGGTTAAACGGGAAAGGATAAATTCTATATACCTACGTGCAAGAATGTTCTTCAACTCAAAGGAAATAACCAAGGATATTTGCGAGTCTTATATTTTTTCTGATTTCATACATACATATAACCCGATATCTGAATATATAGAACGTAATATGCACAGGAGATCATCCGGCAATATTGATTTGTTGTGTAAATCTATAAGATCAGAAACAGGAATGAAGTCGGTGTTTATAAGAAAATGGATTTTATCTCTGATAGCAGCATATAACGGTTATCCTGTTAGGTCAGTTTTAGCATTTACAGGTGGACAAAACAGCGGTAAAACAGAATGGTTCAGAAGGTTATTACCAAAAGGTTTAAAGAAATATTACGCTGAATCTAAACTTGATGCCGGTAAGGATGATGACATACTTATGTGTCAGAAGCTGATTGTAATGGATGATGAGATGGGAGGAAAAAGTAAACAGGATGAAAAGCGTTTTAAGGAGTTGACAAGTAAGGATATATTCTCACTTAGAGCGCCATACGGACGGTCTAACGAAGACTTTAAGAGACTTGCTGTATTATGCGGCACAAGTAACGATGGAGAGATTATAAATGATCCTACAGGAAACACAAGGATACTACCAGTAGAAGTTCTATCCATAGACCATGAGTTGTATAACAGTATTGATAAAGACGAGTTATTTATGGAGGCTTACAGAGCATACGAATCAGGTGAAATGTGGCAACTAAGTAAGGACGAACTTGCTGAACTTGATGTTATAGGTAATGAGTTTCAGACCGTTTCTCCTGAAAGAGAATTAATACTTAAGTTCTTTTCTGTTCCGGCACCAGGAAGGTATTCTGAATGGATGACAACTACTGAGATAAAAGATATTTTAGAGACGAATAGCACCCAAAAAATAATGGGAACAAAAAAATTAGGTGCAGAATTGAAACGTATTTTTGGAAAAAGTGTAGGGAAAAAGGTAGAAGGAGTGACTTTGTATAGGTATGAGGTTGTAAGATACAGTTATCCTACAACCTCACAAAATATTGATATTCAATGATTTAGCATAAAAAGGTTGTAAGGTTGTAAGATAAATACAAGATGTTGTGTTAGTTTCTCTATCGTGAAAAAATAAAATTGTGATGATCATTGTATGTTGTCTATAATATATAACTACTAAATTTTTTAATTTATCTTACAACCTTTGCTAAAAAACAGCATTTAAATATAAATAAACCGAGAAAAAAGGTTGTAAGATCGATCTTACTTTATCTTACAACCATCTTACAACCTTACAACCTAAACAGCGATTATGAAACAAGAAAATAGAGAACAAAATGAAGTGGCAATGCAGTCAAAAGCATATACCAGGATGTACAACGAAAGGCCACATTTAAGAGGTCGTGTTTTTGCTGTCAACAACAACAGTGAGAATAAGGTTAAAGGAGCGCTGAATAAGGCTATGGGTGTATACGGTGGTGTATCCGATATGCTTATGATGATACCTAATGGAAAGTGGGTTTGTATAGAGTGGAAAACTGAAACAGGAGTTCAGTCAGAAGGTCAAAAGGAGTGGCAGAAATTAGCAGAATCATTAGGAAATACGTATATTGTCGTCCGGTCTGAAAATGAATTCTTTTCAGTGATTGATAAGTACGATTTGTAAGTAAGCAGACCCGAAATAATGCAATTAGCAATTGATAAACTAAAATCGTAAATTTGGTTTACAATACTTTACAAGACCATGGCCTTAACAGAACAAAAGAAAAGATTTGCAGACAGGTATTTTGAAACTCTAAACGGCAGTCAATCAGCTATTTACGCTGGGTATTCTGAGGCTACATCAAGACAGATAGCCCATAATTTATTACAAGAGCCGGAAGTTGAGGGCTATATCTCTGAATTAAAGGCAGAATACAGCGAAAAATCAGGCATAAGCAAACAGCGAGTTTTAGATGAGTACAGGAAAATTGCCTTTAGTGACGTAAGAAACATATTAACTATCGACGGAGGTATGAGGTCTATTGATGAAATAGACGATGACACTGCGGCTGCAATAGCAGCAATAGAATCGTTTGATGAGGTAAGTAGAGTCGGAGAAAAACTTGGGACTAACAGAAAAATAAAGCTGCATGATAAGCTTCGCGCATTAGAAGCATTATCTAAGCACTTAGGGTTGTTTGAGAAAGACAATGACCAGAAGAAAAACCAAGCCAGCGTAACAATATTTGAGCTGCCAGATAATGGCAGAAAGTAGCAACTCAATATGCCGTAGCCCGTCGATAACGTTAATATTGCGGAATTAAGCTATCTTTACGGATAGCTTTTTTTATGGAAGAAACAACGGTAAAAAGAATCCGGCCACAAGATGGATACCAGCTAGAGTTCGCCTCTTCTGCTGCTGATATATGTATCGGAGGTGGAGCTGCTGGTGTTGGCAAAACATTCTCTTTGCTTCTTGAACCGATAAGACATAAAGATGTTGAGGGATTCGGGTCTGTTATATTTCGTAGGACTAATCCTCAGATTAGAAACGAAGGAGGATTATGGGATACGTCTATGGGATTGTACAACCTGTTGGGAGCTACACCTAGGCAATCTAATCTTGAATGGCAATTCGAAAAGTCAAAGCTTAAATTCTCACACCTTGAATACGAGAAAAATATTTATGACTGGCAAGGATCTCAGATTCCTTTCATAGGTTTTGATGAGCTTACTCACTTCACTAAGAAAATGTTCTTCTATTTGCTTACCCGTAATAGATCTGTTTGCGGCGTTAACCCATATGTTAGAGCGACATGCAATCCTGATCCTGATTCATGGGTAGCTGAGTTCATATCCTGGTGGATAGATCAGGAAACAGGCTATGCTATACCAGAAAGAAGAGGTGTATTAAGATACCTCATTGTGGATGGCGATAACTACATATGGGGAGACAGTAAGCAAGAGGTTATAGAGAAAGGATGGCATATAATAGGAGACGTTGTTGAGAAATCTGGAATAGACCCTAATGAATTTGTTAAATCGGTAACATTCATAGGCGGAAGTATTTACGATAACAAAGAATTACTTAAAGAAAACCCGGCTTATTTGGGTAACTTATTAGCGCAAGACAAGGACGTTCAGGCCGCTTTATTGCACTCAAACTGGAAAGTTGTATTATCAGATAATGATATATATGATTACCCTTCGTTTTTAGGCATGTTTAACAACGTATACGACATTATTAGGGACGAGAGGTATATAACCGCAGATATCGCTTTGGAAGGCTCTAACAAGTTTATAATAGGCGGGTGGGATGGAAAGGAATTAGTCGATATAAAAGTGATCGACAAGTCTAACGGTAAAGAAGTGGTGGACGCTATTACTGGCATGGCTAAGGACTTGAAGGTTCAGAACAGAAACATATGTTATGATAACGATGGGGTTGGTGGTTTTGTCGAGGGATTTATACCAGGCGCTGTTCCTTTTCATAACGGCGGAACTCCTATGCCTGATCCTGATTCTGTGAACGACAAAAAGAAGCCAGAGCGATACGAACACATAAAAGCACAATGCTATTACAGGTCTGGCAAATCAGTTGCTGCAGGTGAATATAAAGTATCTGAGAAAGTAGCTAACTCTATGTATGACGATAAGATGACCATCCGACAAAGGTTCATGTACGAGAGAAAAGCCATAAAAAAGGACAAGCTAGACCAAGACGGCAAATTGTGTATAATTAAAAAGGGAGCAATGAAGGCTAAACTGAATGGCGATTCTCCGGATTTAATGGATATGTTTATGATGAGAGAGCGATTTGAGTTGGCAAAGAAAGCAAAAAAAGTCTCCTTCGGCTGGGATTAATTCAATGTCGTGTATTTTGTTACATAAAATAGTTTGCAGTTTATTTGCATATCCAAATAATGTTCGTATATTTGAACCATACAAACAGCCGGATGTTCGGCGATTAAATCTTAGCGGATATGAAAACTTTAACATCACAACTTCCAGAAATACTAAAACCATTTGAATCACAATTAGAAAGCATCTTGGTTTATGCAAAGGGACAAAAATTTGATTTTGATAATTTGAATAAGGAAAGCTTAGATCAATTAATGTTAGGGTGGCTTCATATGACTAAAAAATTAACCGAAGATATTACAGAAAATATTGGGCGCGCCATTCAAACCGGATTCCGACAAAATAAAATCAGTAAGACCAGGCTTAAGGTGTCATGCTGATAAATGGAAAAAGGCAACAGAGAAATACCCTAAGCAAATTAACAGGATGTTTAACAATTGGCTTGATGAAATATGTGGCACATAACAGTAGGCAACACAACCCGAACACCTACCATCATATCGGAATCAGGTAAGCAAGACACGCCAAAGATTCAATGTGAACAGGACGGCATACCTTTCAGTGTTGAGTTTTACAACAGATCGGACTACTTTGCTGCACGTGACAGTAATGTTGATGTGGCGGTGATTGTTGTTAGCCGGAATAGAGGTAGGAGAGTTGTTGGCATTGCAAGGAATTTAAAACTAGATTGATATGAATGACATTCAAGCGGAAAGAATACTCAAAAGGAATTTCCATCATATGATGATAAATAAGGATTTCGACGCTTTTAAAAGAAATTTCCCTACATTATATAGGGTTGTAATCGAATCCATAAAGCAGGGTAGGTATATGAAAATATAACCCGAATCTTAACATTTCAATTACTTTCCCTATCTTTACCCTAAACATTAAGTCATGGGTTTATTAGACAAGGTATTCAGTTCAACTATTGATAAGAGGGTAAATGAGCAGTTGGCTTCAAAGCTGGCAGGAAGTTACGCTAAACAACTTGACAGCCTTGTCGCTTTCATGAATAAGGGATTGCCGACTATTAATCCGGATCATGCGGACTATGAAGATGCTTTCAAAACAATCGGAGCTGTATACGAGGTAACTGATATTATCTGTAAAAAGATCACCCCTAAGCTATACAGCTTTAAAAAGATTAAAGACAAAAAGAAATACCAACAAGCTAAATCACTTGAACAGCACGATCCGGTTCAGTCTTACTTACTGAAGTTACATGCAGTCGAAGAGGTAGATAATCCTAAGCTACTGGATTTGCTGATGAACCCTAATCCATACCAAACAGGCAGTCAGTGGTTATGGACTACGGCATTGACCTATTTACTTAAAGGTAATACGTACTGGTACGGAAATCAGACAGGAAAAACCATGTCGGAACTGTTCTGTTTTCCTAACATGACCATAAACGGTGATTCTGATAATCTATTAGATCCTATTGTAGGGTACATCTTAGAGAACACCAACAAAACCCCATTCACTAAAGACGAGATTTACCACCTTAAAACAGCTAATCCAGCACCGATAGATCGTAACTTTGAATACCTATACGGAGTTTCTCCGCTTAGAGCCTATTTAGAGTCGCTCAGAACGATTAAAGAGGGAAAGACGCAATCTAGTAAGCAAGCCAAAAACGGTGGCGTATTTGGCGTCCTATCGCCTCGTGACAAAGAAGATCAACTCGATTCAGATCAAAAGAAACAGTTGCACGATAAAATGTCCGCAGCAAGGCGTTCTGATGATGAAATGGCACGAGTGTTCGCTTCATCTATCAGCTTAGCTTGGCAGTCTATGGGCTTACCGATAGCAGACTTACAGCTTATAGAATTGGTAGGCGCAAATCAGGAGGATATCTACAGGGCTTACCACGTTCCGCTTCAATACCACAATCAGAAAGCATCAACCAGCAACAACCAGGGAACAGCAGTAAAGCAATTGATATACGATGCTGTTGCGCCTATATGCGAAGTGATAGGTGAAGCATTAACCAGGTTTGTTGGTAAAGGATTCGGCGATATCATCATTGAGTTAGATTACACTCAATTGCCGGAAATGGCTGTCAACATGAAAGAGGTAGCCGACTACCTTAAACCATTGATCGAGGCAGGCGTTATATCTCTTGATGAGGCTCGTGTTGCGCTTAAGTATGGCGAAACAGGATTAGCGCATATGAAAGAATACTATACCGCAGCCGGAAGGACTACGGTAAGAAGTGTTTACGAAGGGACTGCTGGTGGTGGTCTTACGAGCTAACCCCACTGTTCAGCCATTGCATCAGCAATACCTTGATAAGTTGTAGAACGAATTTTCCAACGATCAGGACCGGGCGGGCAATGATGAACTTTGTTTCTTTCAGCATAGGTAAGTTGCATCATTTCATCGTAGACATTGTTTGTTTCTTTCAGAGTAGGTAAGCCTTTTAACCATAAGCAAGTTCTTTTACTTTCCAGGTGACCAAATCCATAAGGCTGAATTGTTTGGGTATGTTTGCCTATTCCTTTTTGCTGAAAAGGGATTCTTTCGCCTTCTATAATCATTGTTTCAAAAGGAAGTGCCGCGTATTTATGTGGGATTGGGTTTTCAATTGCTATTTTGCTACATGTATGTTCAGCAAATAAGTTAAAAAAGTATACAGCCGACTTCAACTGAATCCATCTATTAGGATTGTATGGCTTGCCGTCTTTTACTAACCACCTAACGCCCGAATTACTCATATATGTGCAAGGTGGATGAGCTATTATCAAATCCCAATCTTTATCTAACATAAAACTCACATCTCCTTGTAAATGTGGCCCTGGTTTGTCTGTTGGCAATAAGTCGCAGCTTATCGCATCATGACCTCTTTTTATGAATGCGTCCCTTACTGTTCCGCTATATTCGCATGCTATTAATACTTTCATATTCATTTTTATTTTACACTCGCAATATACAATAGATATTCTTACGTTAAGTGTAACAATAATGATATATTTGTGTATATATTACTCTCATGGCAATAAAAATACGAATTGTTACGAAAGACAACAGTTTTTCGATAAATAAAATGGAATACCAAAAGGGATCTATCACTGTTAATCACGGAGATCCTGAAGGCGTTTCCATGGTAGGGATCTCAGCAAAGATAGAAGAGGTTGAGTGTGACGGTCAAGTATTCGACAATAAAGATGACCTTGAATCATGGCTCAGTTCAAAGCTTTTTTATAAAGGAGGGGGTGACGGCACGGGGTCACAAAACAAAGGCGCTACATACATGGGTACTGAACCGTTGTTCAATGACGATTTAAACGCAGATTACCCTAATGCTACTGACAGGTTTATTGTCGTAGCTCCAAATATCGGAAGCGGTATGTTGTATATAAAAATTATAGTCGATAATCAGGGCTGGTGGTTTTCATTACCTGCTAGTCTTGCAATAAATAATCAATAATGAAAAAGTTAATCTCCCTATTGCTTCTCGTGACACTATACGTGTCTTCATTCGCTCAACCAGCAACATCAAACTACATTTTACCATACAGAACGCAGAGTAATTGGCTTCGGGTTCAGAATTTGCCTATTGGCGCTGCATCAGATAGCTTATTGGTAGTTTCATCTACTTACAGATGGATAGGCCGTATATCTATAGCTGATTATGGGTTTATCACTCAGTCCGGTGCAGATGCCAGGTATTTACAGTCTTTCACTGAATCTGATCCAAGCGTTTCATCATGGATCAAGGCTATAACTACCTCTAATATATCAAACTGGAATAACGCTTTTGCATGGGGAGATCATTCTTTAGCGGGGTACATTAAAACAGAAACAGACCCAACAGTTAGCTCTTACGTTAAAGGCATAAACTCATCGTACTTCACCAATGGAAACACCGCATTCTCATGGGGTAATCATGCTGGGTTATATAGGCCTATTGGCTACGTTCCATCGTGGGCTGAGGTAACAGGTAAGCCGACAACGTTTGCTTCATCTGCACATACACATACTCAGAATCAAATAACTGGATTGCTTGTTCGTTTAGACTCAATTATTACAGCGATAAATGGGAGACTGATATCTGAATCTGATCCGGTTTGGTTGTCTCAGAAGTCGCAGTATTCTACTAAAGCGGTTGCGGATGGATTGTATAAGCCAATCGGATATTCACCAGACCTATCCGCTTACAGCACGAAATCTCAATCCGACTTACTATACCGCGCATCTGGAAATGTACCTTTCTCTGAAATAAGCGGCAAGCCTACTACTTTATCAGGATACGGAATACTTGACGCATTCGGACTCAATTCAGTGCTTACAGGGTATGTGACTGGAACGAACACTCCAATAGTGGCCTCAAATAGTCTTTTGGTAGCATTACAGAATCTGCAAGCTCAAATAACTGCCACTCCTGGAATGGTAGTCAATAATGCTGCGGTTGGTCTGTCTAAAACGACTTTAAACGCTACATACCCAAACACCCCTGTTGGATATAGAGTAATGTGTCCTTCGATTACGTTGGGCGGAGCAATATATGTTAGGGCTACGTTAGGTGCTTCAGGTACATGGCAGTTGATTAGCGCTCCGCCTGTTTTGTAAGTAGACGTTTGGGTATTAAAAAGCCACCCTAAAAAGGTGGCCTGAATTACTTACTCCTACTAGCCCATTTACTTTTAACCCGATCAATATCTGATTCCGACTTGACGTAAACATACATCCTTTCAGTGGGAATCCACACCGGAATAAGTCCGGCAACTGAACTGTTTTTGATTTTGTGTTTCGCTGGATTGAACTTCTCTAAGTTGTCCGCTTTCCTTGGTTTTACTTCTTCGATCATGATCTAAACTCTATAAATTCTTTCCTAAACTTTGTCGCCTCAAAATGCGCGTATCCTTCTCTGAGTGACTGCTTCATTTCTTTATCGCTAAAACTGCGCTGTATTGCATTATCCTGATCCATGCAGTAAATGTATTCAGATGATCCTACTAAGTCCATAGCGGGATGCGATGTAAGTCCAGCGTTATAAATACGCCTGCTTAATTCGGTGTGTTCGTACTTGTTGTTGAATTTCGTATCAAAACCGCCAACTGTATCAATGCATTCCCTGGTAAAATACAACATGCAACCGTTCGGGTAATGATGGTATTTGAATTTCTCATCCTGCCAGATCGGTTTGCTGAAGCTGTATGATAAATGATGAGCGCCTGATTTTACATATGGCATCCACCAATTAAATGACAATGGATAAGTATCATCATCAAATAAAAATACATGGTCGTATCTTGATGTTAGTTCTAAGCATTTATTCTTTACTTTGCTAATTCCAGCCCTTTCATTAAAGGTAAAATCAGCGTTATAATATGCAGTCTCGCTATTGTCGTCAACCACGAATATATCAGCATCAAGCTTTGTGAATTGCCTAATCATTTTAAGACAAAACCAGAACGACTCTGACCTATTTCTGGTTGAGATTGCTATAGCTATTGACGGGTTCATTTACTTATCCTTTACAAACTGCCCATCAATCATTTTACCCGTCCTGCCTTTTATCACATCGTATGCAGTTTGAAGGCAATCTTCAATATCCCATCCCTGCATTTCAGCGCCTATGATAATTGTTACCATTATGTCGCCTAAAGCGTCTTTGATTTCTGCTTTGTCGTCTGCTTTTATGGCTTCGATAAGCTCATTAGCCTCTTCAAGTGTTTTTTCTGCCTGAGCGATAGGAGTAGCTTTATCTAGGATTCCTTTTTCTTTAGCCCAATCTAGGACGTTTTGTTTGTTTTTCATAGTTAAAATCTTTTTTCGGCCTGTTTCTTAAGTAGATTTACTGCTTTATTTAGCTTTTTTATGGCAAGATAAGCGGTGTAACGTGATGGTCTAACCGTTATGTTGTAGTTTTTAGTTAGGCTTATCCTGTTAGTAAAACAAGCGTATGGCTGATTTTCAGTCCACAATACATTATCACCTAATTTTGCACGATAAGAATCAATAACAACAAAATCGTTCTCATCAAGAAGATGCATTAGTTTTTTGTCCCATTCTCTATTATACGGATCTAAAGTCACCCAATAATTCATTCTGAATGGCATTGTTAGGTAGAAAAATATCTTTCTCATAATTTTTTTTAATAACTGACCCATTAAATCGGATTACCCGTCAATGGGATCAGGATTTTTGTTTTACCAAACATACAAATTAAAAGTCAACGTGTATGTAACGATTTGGTTACTTAGAATCGAGATAGCAGCTCCTCTTTGCTATCAAACATTTTGTATTCCGGCACGTTATCGATACCAATACAACCAGTAGGCCAATCAATCTTTCTAAGGTTATATTCAATTATTGCTCCGTTAACTCCTATGTGACACTTAACATAGTTTACAGCCATTTCTTCTGGTTTATTTTCATGCATAATCCAAACGATAGAATGACGTTTTCTGACTACAACATCCTCAAATGTTACTTGTCCCTTGTACCCCTCTTTCTCTTCAGTGGAGGTTTTTGGTTTACCTTTAGTTAATCTGCCTATCCATAAAAAGGCAATAGCTGTTAAAATGCAGTATATCATGTTACTTAATTCCATTTTTAATTTTCCAATTTATAAAATCTTTATTATCCGCAAACTTTGATTTGCCGTACTTCTCATTAAAGGTATTAATATCCTTCCAAGTTAAATCGTTCCTTGTTGCTGGATCTACAGTCCCCAATGTAGTGCTGCCTAAATGAGTCACAAGGGAATCTACAACAAGCATAGGTAAAAATCCTATAGATCTAACTTGCTCAATCGTCACATCATCAGAGCCCCAAAAACGCATATCTTCGGAAAACTGTCCTATCTGATCGTACAATGATCTTTTGATCATAAAGCACCATCCGCTAAAATTACGACCGTTAACATCTCCTATCTCATCGACTGTAACATCAGTTTGTCTGTAATCATTAGGGCACTTAGGCGACATTATCGGGTGGTTAGCGACAAGCAATGAATGAAGCCAGCCAGATTTAAACACCACATCGTTATTAGATATGACAATCCACTCAGCAGAACCGAGTTTAGCGCCTTTATTTGCCGAAGCGTTATAGTTGAATAGCCTATCTCCGTAAATAACGGACGCGTTTTTATACTTAACGCCTGGAATTTGCTCCACTACGACAACATTAACAGGTAAGGAGTTCGCGCCTGCGATGCAAGTGTCGATTGCTTTTTGCGTCATATTGTAAAGATTCCTGCTTTTAGCGCAGGAAATAATCACTACATCAACAATCGGCGATTGATTTCTACGCCTAATACCCGACGCAATGGGTTCTTGCGTCTCGGTGGTAGCGTCACTATAATTGTAGTGGTAAAGCACCTTATCAAGCTTTGTTTCTGTATTAAGGTGACGTATAAGAAGCTTAGAATATCCGCTATCTTCGCCTTTAAGCAATGAAGGGAAACTGGATTTAAGTGAAACCTCCTTCTTCACGCAGCAAATATGATTTGGAATACGGTAGTAAGCATCTGGTTTATTGAAGTCGTGCTTGTTGTCCTTTGAGTAATAGCAAGGCTTAGGTGATTCTCCATTTATAGATACCATTGCAGTAAACGTGATCACATCTGAACCCGATTTGGTAGCTTCTACCAGCGATGTGATATAGTCATCAGAAATTAAGTCATCATCATCAACAAAAACGATGTATTCACCCTTAGCCATATCCACCATAATATTACGCTTTTCTCCCAACATTATTGATTTCGTATCGCTTAATACTATGATCTCAACCCGTGACTGATCAAATTCAGATATCGAGTTGTATTGACCGTAAATCTGCTCTTGTATTTTAGGCAGGAAAGTGTTATATCTCGTATGTACTGATGGTATTAGGATTGAAAGTTTAATCATTTTGATGTATGAGTGTCTGAATGTGTTCCGTCTGCTGACGTTGAAGTATTGAAATTGCCAGTTAAAATTGCTAGATCTTCCGATTTTAGGTAAGATTCACACAACATTCTTCCGGCCTCAGTTTCCTGATCATGATACATCATTTTAATTGATGGTAAATTACTCATTGGTGAAATGGATACATGAGTTTCGTTCCATTCATGATGAGCGTTCTTAAGTTTTTCAAGTAAATCATGACTCATAATATCACCATGGCTATCAGGGACACCAATTAAAGGAAATCCAAAAACGTATTTAGTTTCTTTTTCAGATTTTTCTATCTCATCGATAATCCTTATGATCTCGTAATGATGATAATTTATGTGAGGCACAATCCTATTGCCTACAGCACGATGCAATAATTTACGATGCTTGGCTAGTTCTTTGTGTAGTTCGGTTGTTTTCATGATGATTTAAATCTACTTTCTTCAATCCACCTTATCAATAAATGAGCAGGTTGCTGTTTCCCAAAATGATTAGCTCCCATTTCATGAGTCGGAACACAGAAATCAATGCTGCCTCCGGAAAATTTAGCATGGTAAGTAACTATTGTAATAGCAGAAGCGCCTCTTGTTCCGCTAACGCCATCATCAGTCATTGTAGCCATTGGCTTCTCCTTATAAAGGGCTTTTTTTATTTCGTTTATTGTCATCTTTTAAAAGTTATAATATTGTATCTAAAAATCACTGTTTTAACATTCCTTACAAATCCGTCACCATAAAATCCTTGTCTTTTATCCTTGAATATAATCTTAAGTGTATTTTTTGGCAATTTTAGATTTCTAAGCGAATCCTTCTTAAGGAACTTGTGAATGTCAGGGAAGCAATATTCCATATCGGCAGTTACATCACATCTCACTGCGTATATTTTGTTTGACTTACGAGTTTTGATCATGATTTTACCTCCAATTCTTTACCTGTAAGCGCGAAATATAAATTCTGTAACTGGTGGACGTATTTGATGTTATAGTCACGTGTAAATCCAGAGCCTTTAGTTTGATACTTAAGTATCTTCTCATTGAAAGACCATGAAAGCTCATCTACTGAATTAACAGATAGCCTCAACCCATGATCCGAATCAGATAACGGAGCAAATCCAAGCTTAATCAGCACCTCTTTATTTAAAGGTATTGGCGCTATTTCACAAAAATAACCATCCTTAAATATGTGCGTAAATCCGTTCACAACCACGTCAAAATTACTTTTATTTTGAATTACAGCAGATATTTTATGGATTCCTTTCCATGTTTTAGAAGTTATTAAGCTACCTACCCTTAATTCTTTTACATTCATTTTATAAACCTCCTATCAGCAACATGAGTTTTAGGCTCATGTTCATAATCTATTATTTTTCTTTTATACTTGCCTTTTGGCTTTAATTTACGGCCTTTACCGTCATGACCTATATGAACCGAACTGCATACAGTACATCTATAAGAAACAACTCTTACACCGCCTAACATATTCAAGTGTTTAGCTGCTACGTTGGCTTGCTGCTTAGTTTTGTATGCTTCTTTGCCGGCACAAGAGTTGATTTGTTTTCTCATCAGTTCAAATTTACCAGTTTATCAACATCAACCCACTCACTAGCAACCAATGGCTTATCCGAATCTAACATCTTCCTATGTTCCGGCATTGCTTCTGTAATGTCATTTCCGAATTCATGTAGCAGTCTCATCCTAAAAGCGTATAGCTGCTTATTCCTTTCCCGCTTCATTTCCAGTGCGTGTAATCTTTCTAATGACTGCTTTTTTTTCCTGTCAAGGCAATAGATGGCTATTCTTTGGACTACGAAGGCGGTTGCTAATATGGTTATGAAGGTTGTCATAAAAGATCTGGGTTTTCGTGTAAGTTTCCGATTATCTTTTTGTTGGATATAAATCCCTCATTCAATTGAATATAGATTACCGATCCATTTCTACGTGTTGATTTTAAGTAGAACACGGCTTCATGAAACACTACTAATCCTTTATCGCCTTTAGGATTTTCAAGTATATCACCCTCAAAAACCTTGATTACGTTCTTGTCAGTAACACCTATGAATTGTTCTATTGATTCTGGATTGACTAAATTCATAAAACAAGTATGTATGTCATCAGCATCACCGCTAAAAATGTAGCAATATCCATCTATAGTCTGTATTAAGCTTCCGTAAGCAAGACCTTTCCCGTCAAGTCTCAATCCTCTAAACTTTATCTCTCTTCCCATGACCTACAATCCAATCCAAGTAAAAAGCCTATACCACCACTTCGATTTAACCGAAGACAATTCAATAGCAGCAGGATGATTGTCCAGCTTCTTGATTGCGGCATTTAACTTTGAATTGGTCGTTATGACCTGCGATTGTAGTAGCTCAACTTCCTTTTGGAGTTCTTCTACTGTTGGATTCTTTTTAAACGTACTCATATATTTATTTTAAAGTAATACTAATATTTTATCTGTAAGAATAGCTTTGTTATAATTCTCAAAAACGTAATTATCATCAACATCCCGTTCTATTTTCATATCAAGATACGGTATCAATCTAAGACCGTTTATATCAATAGGGTTGTACTTGTTTGAAAAGTCATATAGCGCCATTAACTTGTTTCCATCCCTAATAACATCTGAGATAGACTCAAAATCATCTTTTGGATTATATTTAAGGCATACTGAAATACTGTAATCTAAAGTCATACAGCTATTGAAAACTTTAATATCACCACGTGATTTAGAGGTAAATTCTAATAATTCTTTAAGCGTGAATTCTTTATCAAGAATCGAAACACTGCCGGCTGGATTTTTCATATTTTTATGTTATTTGCTTTATCAAATCTTCCAATTTCCAGAAGTAATGAATGTAATACCTATGCCATTTGTCGTGAGATTCTATACTCATTCCGCTTTCACGATACAACCGGATGCACAATTCGAAACGGCTTCTGTAGTGTGATATTAACTGTTCTTTGTCCATTTCTCAATCCTTTCTACTTTATACCCGAATTTAGCCATGAAAGACTCAATGGTATTCCTTTTAGCAAGTCCGGCTTCAATATTCCTGACTGTATTAACGAATGTGCTTTGAGGTATTCCTGCCTGGTTGTATGGCTTAACCCTAGACTTTATTTCATTTATAGCTTCTTTCAAATCCATAAACGAATATACGATAGAATATTTATATATCCAAATTAACGGGTAATTATTATTTAGTAACAATCTTGTTACATAGCAGGTATTGCGTATTTTTGAATACGATGAAACAACCTAAAGAAAAAACAGAAGCCGAAAAACCAAAATTAACCACTAAAGAGGTTAAGGAATTGGAATTGAAAGCAGCTAATAAAGTCGGAAAGGTAGTTAGAAAATAGATATGGAATTCAAAACAATTAAGGAGCGCAACAAATACCTGATTGATAATCAGAAAGAAATAATCAGCTTAAAAAAGGCTCAGATTAAAGCTTGTGATCCTTTCATTTTGAATAATGGCATCGACATCGAGGTAAAGAGATTTGCCGCAAAAGCAATGGGTGCCGAAAGAGATGATGAAGATACGGATGATGTAATCTATCGTACTGTAGTCGGCAATTCTTATTTATGGATGGATTCTCATGAAGACGTTCATATGAAGAACTGCTTTAAAGCCTCGTTAGCGCAAAAAGATGCAAGTCGGATATCTCACCTTCATGACCATATTCATCAGATCACAGCTAAGGTCGGTAAATTCTTAGAGGTATATGAATCGGATATTAAATGGTCTGAATTAGGGATTGAGAAAGACGGTAAAACCCAGGCTTTGTTTGGATATAGCGAGATCCAAAAAGAAATGAATGAGTCTGTATTCAAGCAGTATAAGAACGGAGACATCGATCAACATTCTGTGGGTATGAGATATATCAGCGTTAAGTTTGCCCTTAATGACAAAGATTACCCTGAAGCTTATGCTGAATGGAATAAGGTTTATCCAATGTTGGGTAATCCTGAAAAGGCGGATGAGAGAGGTTATTTCTACTGCGTATATGAGGCCGGATTGATTGAGATCAGTTGCGTTCTGAATGGCAGCAATGAGTTAACTCCAACGTTGCCTGTTAAATTTGAAATCATAGAGAGTCCGTCGAATGACAACTTGAATGAAAATAAAGATAAAATTGACCCGACAGAAGTCAGTCAAAAATTAAAGTCTAGTTTATTATTAACTTAAAACCAAAAAAGATGTCATTCGTAAAGAAAACACCATCAGAATTTGAGGCTCTGTCGGAGTATCAAAAAGAAAAATACCTCGATGAAAAGTCGGCTTACGAGCAAGGACTGATTAAAGAGCAAGCTGAGAAGTCGGCTAAGGAAGCTATTGAGGCAATGAAGGAAGAACTGAAAGCTGAGCGTGAGGCTGAACTTAAAGGCATTACTGATGCTAACGCTGCTGCTTTGAAAGAGCTAGCTGATAAGTACGAACTTGATCTTGCTGAAGTAACTAAAACTTTGAACCGAGCTAAAGTAGGAGAGGTAAATGATCGCGCTAAAGGAGTATCTGACTTCATTATCGAAAAACTTTCCACAGAGGAAGGAGAAGGATTGCTCAAAGGATTCTTCAAAGGTCGTAAGCTTGAAATGGAAGTTGAAGAAAAAGCAATGCTTAAGCCAACAGGCGGCGTAGCTCCACAATTTACCACCGTTACAGGCCCTGGTCATGATGAGTTCCATGCCCGCGACATTATCCCTGTATTCCCTACGATCTCTGATGTAATCAAGTTCGTTCAATTCACTGTAGATCCAGATGCTGATGGTTACGGCTATACTGCTGAAGGAGGTCAAAAACCTGATTTGGGTTATGATTCTGCTGTGGAACAGGCTCTGGTTCAGAAGATTGCAGGATTATTGGACGTCAGTGACGAAATGCTTGAGGATCTAGTTGGGTTTAGAGCATGGATTGCATACGAGCTTCCGAAAGCTTATTTGGACTTCGAGGATTACCAAATCTACAAAGGAGCTGGCGGCAATACGGCTATCCTTGGTTTATGGACTCAGGCTGACTTCCAAACTTTACCTTTAGGTAGTGTTACAAGTGCCTCGAATGCAATAGACAAAGTTATGGCTGGCATAACTGAAGTTAGGATGTTGAAGCGCGCTACATCAGCAGTAGTGCTATCTCCTGTCCAGTGGATGGAAATTTTGATTAACAAAGGAAATACAGACGAGTACACTTACCCAATCATATTACGATCGGATGGGGTTATGACTATCGGAGGTATCCCTATCTACTGGTCGAACGTGTTTAATGAAAATGAAGGACTTGTCGGAGACTTCGCAAGAGGTGCAGCTATCTTTCAGCGTAAAGCAATGGAGATCGCTTACTCAAGCGAACACAAGGATAACTTCGGAAAAAATATCGTGACAATTCGCTTGGAAGGTCGTGTTGCCTTGGTAATCCGTTTCCCTGAAGCGTTTAAACGTTTATTTACTGCTGTAACTTCATAGTACCGCGTAAGAGTAGAGATAAAACCCCTATAGCTTAATTGTTATAGGGGTTTTTGTTATACATAAATAAATGAGGTTACATTTTTTCTATCTCCTTTAAGCATTCTTGCTAGATGACTGTAATGTACGTTTATTATTTTTGCTGCCTGGGATAGAGCAGGGTAGTAAATTCCTGTCTCCATATTCAAGACCATTTTTCCTTGCGAAATGGCGCTAACTTCAGCCCACATTATCCTATTAGCTAAAGTATGTTTTCTGCCTAAATTACGTTTATTTCCTTTTGTTAATTCGCTAATCTTTCTCTTTGCTTCTTCTGTGTGCTTATAACCAAAAGTAGGCATCCTATTTGCGAATGCTTTTCTCATATTTGCTTTAGCTTCTTCTGTTCTTTTTTTACCCTTTATAGCTAGACTAATTTTTATTTTAGATTCTTCAGTATGAGGTTTTCTTTTAACACCCTTCAATTTGGCTTTCATTTTTTCTACTGACTCAGGAGAGGATTTGCCAGATTTATCACTGCTTTTTGTCAGCATACAGTTAAGGCCTTTTTTACTTAAAACGTCATAATAATCTTGCCAAAAACGCTCCCTGTTATTCAGTTCGTCAATAGCGCATTCTTCAATAACTTCAAACAAGTGATTCTCAGATCCGTATTTAATTAACGAGCTATGAAGCCTTATTTGTTTTTTACAATGACTGTACCTTTTGTATTTCGCAAACCTTCTCTCTATATCAATACTTTGTCCTATGTATATTCTTCTGGAAGGTGAAACTATCTTATATATCCCTATCATAAAATGAAAAAACCTTATAAGGTTCATCCGGCCAGAATCCCCCTATAAGGTTTTTAAAAATGTCTTTATTGAATGTGGCCGCATCCGTTTAACTATACTACAAATATACTACTTATTTTTCTGTTTACGTTTCCATTCCGGCCAATCCATTGCTACTCCCAGCAAGAATATAGCTATGAAGCAAATCAATGCGACTTCCATATTAAAGGTGATTAATGTCAATAGCAAGACCATGATCAATGAGGCCGAAAACGTCGAAGTGATTTTCTAGCAGAAATTCGAAGCTAACATAAGGAAGCCAACATGGATCATCAAATAAAGCTACCCCATCAGAAAAATAACCTCCTTTATATTCAACTTTTTGACCTAACTCATTCAATAGATTAAGGTAATTTTTTGACGAATCTTCTAAATCATACATTGACCTCAAAGCAATTTTGTATAACTTAGGAGATGCTAACAATTCGGATATAGCAATCATTCCGGCACCCCCGTTGTGATTCATTTCAAATAAACCGCATAAGGGATATGCATTAGAATTATATACTTTTACTTTATAAGGCAAATAAGGAGCGATGTGCTTTAGTTCTAGTTTCATACCCGCAATCTACACCTAAAAAACCAACACTAAAAATTTCCAATATAAATGTTACATTGAAACATATCTGTTACATATTTGCAAGTTAAAAAGTATTGGTGTATGTTTGCTGTATGAACAGGTGGCGGAATTGGTAGACGTGCCATACCTTAGTGTATGGGGATTTGAAGGTTCGAGTCCTTCTCTGTTCACCATTCGGTCTGAAATAAGATGAGGCCACGCAGCCGATGCCGATAGAAAGCGTGATCAGTGTGGGTTTACCATGAAGGAGTTGCTACTGAGCGAGTGATACAGCAAAAGCAACCCGAATTTGTACCCTTAGCTCAGTTGGTTAGAGCAAATGACTCATACTCATTAGGTCGGTGGTTCGAATCCATCAGGGTACACAGTTAAAATATGCAGTGAGGGTATTCGATGTTGATTCACGAAGAGAGTAACTGAGCAACGTCGGATTAAATTCTGGGGCTTTACCGACACCTCTTTTTTTTGGGCTTATTTTAGGAAACTAATGGAATCACATAAGTATACAAAGATTAGAGGTTTGCCCTGAGAATTATGAAGGTGTATAACAATGGTAGTTTGATAGTCTCCAAAACTATTGATGTTGGTTCGAATCCAGCCACCTTTGCAAAGTCCTACATGAAGCACCGAACTGATCACAATTCGCTTATCCGAAAGTAATCAGTAAGGAGAAATGAGGCAATTACTTTCATGAGTAAGTTTGGTTTGTTTGAAAGGCGTAATTATCGGATGGTATTACGCCTTTTATTTGTTAACTTT